ACACTCTACTCGTAACTTAACTCTTGCGAATCTAGGTTACACGGGAGCTACAAACGCTAACTACATTACCAATAACAACCAGCTTACCAACGGTGCTGGATATGTTACTTCAAGTGGTAACACGATCATCGGAACCGATTCTGACATTAACACTTCGGGTGCATCGGTTGTAGATCAGTTAGTGATGACAGACGGTGTGATAACATCACACTCTACTCGTAACTTAACTCTTGCGAATCTAGGTTACACGGGAGCTACAAACGCTAACTACATTACCAATAACAACCAGCTTACCAACGGTGCTGGTTATATTACTGGAAACCAAACTATTTCATTGGGTGGGGACGTAAGTGGGTCAGGAACAACTTCAATTTCAGTTACTGTTAATGACGATTCACACAATCACCACAGATTAGATTCGACTGATGACAGGGATATGAAGCCCAGCACTTCGGGGATTACTAGTTCGGTCCAAGCGATAAAACCGTTTTTCTCATCTTACGGTGGTATGACGGGATCAGCTAATACGGTCTATGTTGATGTGTTAGCTTTTGATACTTACTCAGATTCATCTGGAGGTGGCCCAAGTGCAATTACCTTTAAGAAACTTAATGGTTCTGGGAACCCAGAAATGCACATTTGGAAAGCTGGATTCGGAGCGACAACATGGGGAGCAGGTCAGAGGGTCTTCGCAGACAACTACCACCCAAATGCAGATACGCTTACGACTGCAAGGACGATTGCTGGCACGAGTTTCAATGGTTCGTCCAACATTAATATTAGTTACAATAACCTAACTAATAAACCTACAATTCCTACTAATAACAACCAGCTCACTAACGGTGCTGGTTATGTTACTACGAACACAACTTACTCTGTAGGTGATGGTGGGCTGACTCAAAAGAACTTCACGACTACGCTAAAGTCTAAGCTCGATGGTATCGCGGCGGGTGCAACGAACGTAACTAACAACAATCAGATTAGTAACGGTGCTGGATATGTTACTTCAAGTGGTAACACGATAATCGGAACCGATTCTGACATTAACACTTCGGGTGCATCGGTTGTAGATACGTTAGTGATGACAGACGGTGTGATAACATCACACTCTACTCGTAACTTAACTCTTGCGAATCTTGGTTACACGGGAGCTACAAATGCTAACTACATAACCAATAACAACCAGCTCACCAATGGTGCTAGTTACTTAACAACATCAGGTAAAGCAGCCGATGCTGATAAACTTGATGGTGTTAATGGTGCGAGTTATGTGCGGAGCGATGCTACTGATACCATTACCGAAAGGATTACCTTCAGTAAATGCTCCACCAGCAACCACGACACTATAGCCTCCAGCAGTTCCAGTCTGGGTGGACTTGAAATTTACAACAGTGGCTCAGGCAATGATGCTTTCATGGCTTTCCATACTGGTGGTGACTTTGCCATGTATTTTGGATTAGACGCAGATAACAACAAATTATCTGTAGGTGGTTGGTCAATGGGGGCTAATAAGTATGAGATTTATCATTCTGGAAATAAACCCTCTCTGTCTACACTAGGTTACACAGGAGCTACAAATGCTAACTATATAACGAATAACAACCAGCTTAGTAACGGCGCTGGATATGTTACTTCAAGTGGTAACACGATAGTCGGAACCGATTCTGACATTAACACTTCGGGTGCATCGGTTGTAGATACGTTAGTGATGACAGACGGTGTGATAACATCACACTCTACTCGTAACTTAACTCTTGCGAATCTTGGTTACACGGGAGCTACAAATGCCAACTACATAACCAATAACAACCAGCTCACCAACGGTGCTGGGTATGTTACCACTAACACAACTTACTCTGTAGGAGATGGTGGGCTAACTCAAAAGAACTTCACGACTACTCTTAAATCTAAGCTCGACGGTATTGCTGCTGGTGCTAATAACTACGTTCTACCAACAACATTATCTGGTAATAGAACCATTGGGGGTGATTTAACTGTCAGTGGAAACCAAGTAATTACTACGGGGAGTAACGCTGACGTTAAGTTCTCTGTTTGGAGTGGCACAACATACGGGATTGGTATGACAAGTGGGGTTACCTATGGTGGCCTTAATGATTACGCGATGACCTTCTGTATGAATAACGATACAGACAGAGGATTCTGGTGGGGGTATAGCGGTCAAACTAAATCGGCAGGAGCAATGTCCTTGACTACTGCTGGGGTGTTAACGGTCGCTTCTTCGATAACTGCTGGTGGTGCGGTTACTGGATCTAACTTAAATATTTCCAACTGGAACACCGCATATGGATGGGGGAACCACGCTTCTGCTGGGTATGTAACCTCAAGTGGCAACACGATCATCGGAACCGACTCTGATATTAATACGTCAGGTTCTACTATCATTGATAACATTTATGTTACTGATGGTGTTATCACTAGCATGGGGACTAGGACGTTGACCCTTGGAAATCTTGGTTACACCGGAGCTACAAACGCTAACTACATTACCAATAACAACCAGCTTACCAACGGTGCTGGTTATGTTACCACGAACACAACTTACTCTGTAGGCGATGGTGGGCTGACTCAAAAGAACTTTACCTCTACGCTCAAGACTAAGCTCGACGGTATTGCTACTAGTGCGAATAACTATTCTTTACCTGCTGGGTCTAGTTCGACAAGAGGTGGTTTCAAGATTGGATATACTGAAAGTGGTAAGTATTACCCTGTCGAAGTTTCGTCAGAGAAAATGTATGTTCACGTCCCTTGGACGGACACAAACACTGACACCAATACAACTTACTCAGCAGGTAGGGGCTTAGACCTTAGCGGAACTCAATTCCAGTTAGAGACCGATCTAAGAGATAGCATTAGTTACATTGGTTATGACAGTAATGATTATATCCATTGGTCAAACAACTCCTACTGTAGAACAGTAGTCGGAGGAACTGAAAGGCTCAGAGTTAAGACTGATGGTATTGATGTTGGTGGTGTGGTTGTGGCTAATGCAATTAGGACTAAGGCTGCAAGCACTAGTTATAGTTTAATTACGAGGGACACTGGAGCCAGTAACTATGTCTTATACGTGCAGTCACCTAACTCAGGTGGCACTCAGAAGATAGCTTCATTTAGGTATGGCAGCGCGAGTGCTGGCGGGGGAACTGAAGTGATGAAAATCGCTAGGGGGAGTGTGGATATTGGTAGTAGCGCCAGTGGGTCCAGCCTGACAGTGGCGGGCAATATTTCAGGGTATGCTAAATACTTCTCTATCCCACACCCGACTAAAGAAGGTAAAAAATTAGTTCACGCATGTCTTGAGGGACCAGAGGTTGGTGTTTACTTTAGAGGCAGGAGCAAATCAAATACAATTGAGATGCCCGATTATTGGGATGGTTTAGTCCACCTCGATTCGATGACGGTAGAAATCACCGCCATAGGAGCTAACCAAGACCTTTATGTTGAGGACATTGCAGATAATGGGGACGTTACTGTCGGATCAAACACAGAAACGCCTCTTAATTATTTTTATGTGATTTACGGAGAACGTAAAGACGTAGATAAACTAGAGATAGAACCCGTGGACATAGAAGAGTCTGCTTAAAGTTAAACAAAACCATGCCGATACAAAACGAAAACCCATTGGTAATACCAGCCAAATCAGAAAAGACGTTCCCACAAATTTGGGTTTCTTCTTTAAATGTAACTGTGCCGTCCCCATCAGAGGGACAACTTTATCTTCAGCTTCGCCCTTGCGACGCCGAGACTGGGGATATTGCCGAAGATCAATATTCAAAGAGCGTAGAGGTTAACTTCTGGGATCTTGTATCAGAAGTTCCCGAAGCCGCTACAGCGATGCAAGCCGTCTTCGATGCAATCCCAGCTATTGAAGCATATTACGAGGTGAGTAAGCCAGACACGTCTACGTAGTTTTGTAATTTATAACCTTGAAACCAAAGACCACCACGCATAATTTTGACGAGTATGAAAACAATTGAATTCACCGACGAAGAACGATCAGCACTAATCCAGATTATTGACCTCGCAGTCCAGAACCCAGCAGGGGGAGGACTCAAGATAGCAGGCGTAGCTAATTTTCTTGCTGGAAAAATAGCCGACGCCCCCGAAGAGCAGGGGCAAGCACCGGAGCAGGGGGCATCAAATCTTGAAACCGTTGAGGTAGTTGAAGGATTTGATGGTGGAGGTAACCCACTAGAATAATGCCTGTATCTCGGAATCAACCCAGCCCCCAACGGCAGTCAGTCCTCACATTCGTATCGCCGAATGTGCAGGATTTATTGTTTTTCGAAACTGTTGACGCTCAGAGGGTTGGGAAAGTTCCCCCGCCATATGGCACAGCACACCCCGATACGGTTAATTATCCAAATCACATATTAGCGTATGTGAAGCAAGCGGACCCAAGTGGTCAGCTTTATTTCTATTACTACGTAAATAGTAGGTCTTCACAAGATGAGTATAACTTTGAGTTCTCCCAATCAAGTTTGGGGCAAACTAAGTTTAGCACTGTTACTAGAACTTATGTAGAACTTAGGTCCGAATTCACAGAGGATTCTACAGCCCACGCAGCAGGGGCTGATATGCCCATCGCCCCCACCTCCGCTAATTTTGAGGGAAAAGGTTACAAGTTGGTTTCCCGTGACCAGAAAAGAATAGGGGAACAAGAATTAGATGGCGTCTTTGTTGTGGAGCAGAGAACATATTATGACTTTAGCCCAATAAAGACAGTATCGTGGGATAATCTATCTCAGTATAATTTAAGACAAACAGTAACCTACCACCACAGGGGAGAGGAAATAGTTGAATCAAACACGAATACTAATCAAAGTATCGAAAGTTTAATCAATACCCCAACTGCCAGATATTGGAAGGCTCAAACTAGTGACACGACACTATCCCCTAGTGCCAGCATAAGAGTCGCTTCTTATCGGGAAGCCCGACAATTATCTACCGATTGGTTTGAAGTAATAAAAAAAGAAACTGTCGCTGGTGCGCCGAATGGGAGTGTAGTGGATGGTGTTGGTAATATAAGGGTTAGTGTTTATAGCACTGCCATGAATCACACTTTCCCACCTGTCCTTAGTGATATTGATATTATAGCTTGGGAAAAGCATGACGGTCAGTTAACTACTTTTGTAGAGTATGTGATGGACCCTGAAGCGTTTCGGGGTTCTTGTAAAACAGACGTTGAAGTAACTTGGTCAGCTAGTCCACATACTGGGCTCAGTGTTCAAAACTTCGAACCTAAATCATTGCAATTTGGCACACCTTATGTTGAAATAAACATCCCGCCTTGTTTGATGGGTGGGGGTATTTTACAAGCTTCTTCTGGAACTGAAGACCCAATATATAAATATACTTCTTACGAAGTGGAGATACCAACTACCTCCCCATCTAGTATTCCGGCAACACACGTCGCTAGGGATACTCAAGAACCAGCTAGGGGCGGTTTTATGAGAACGAAATGGACAGTTCATAAACCTGCTTCAAATGGGATGTAAACTCTTCTTACTTAATATTAAATATGTCTGATGATCCTTTCTCTGATGTAAGCAAACGTAGAGAAACACGCTTACAAGCTTTCCGTGATTTCTTTTCCGGTAAGAAATCAAAATCAAAACTTGGGACTTCTAATGGTAAAGGACTTGGGACTTCTAATGGTAAAGGACTCGGAAGTTCGGGGGGTTTAAGTTATGGGAGCCTAGAAGAAACGAGAAATCTTAATGACGTAGAAGAAGTAAGGTTATCCCCCGTTCATGAACACGTTGTTGACGCTGACAATATAGTCGGTGAAGCGGAGTTCTATCAAGCTAGACCATTCTCAGACAAGAAGGGGCAGAGAGTAGCAGGGGAATTCATGCCTTATAGAGAAGAGCATGAACCCTATGGTTTAAGAGACGATGGGATTATATGTATTTCAAAAGCGTATCTGTATGAGATACACCCCACCAATGACACTTTAGTGAGACATGCTTTAACACCATTGCAGATTGGTGTTGGGGATCAGGGTGTTGTTTACAGCATGTATAAAACTGACGACCACGGTAAGGTTAAAGTTGAAGAAGCGGAAGAGGGAGAGGAGCCGACGCCAGCTTACACATTAATGTTTGGTGAAGATCTACCCGACAATACTGATTATATACTACCTGATGAATTTGGTTACGGCACGGACGGTGAATACTACACACCAATATGTTACATAAACAACGGCAAATTAGAAGCGAAGCAATTTCAAGATGGTCGGCAAGCCCTGATGAGGGGCGCTTTAGAGGGGCATCGAGGCCCGTTGTGGTGGATAGCTGGGTATGACGCTGTAAAAAATGTGGGTGTTGGGCAGAACGTGTATAAGAATTACACGGAAGGAGATGACTTTAAAAATCTTAGGCGTATAAGTCAACTAGGGCAGGAGCGATCTTGTGAAGGTGACAATAAAGTTTCAGGTTTACCTCAAGTTAAAGTAGTTACTTCTGGCGATACTATTAATATTCATGGGAATCGCTATAACAAGACTTGGAAAGTAGGTGATAAGAAACAGGCGATCATCGAAGATGGGCTTGTTCGCTGTATTACTGACTTACAAGTAGAGAATCTGACCGCCGTATCTGTATTCGCTCCTTCAACAACTAATCCGACTGTCACACAAGTGGCACAAATACCTACTCCCGCACAAAAAGGTAAAGCTTACATTGGTGGTGATTTGAACAATACGATGTGGGCGGGAGGATCTTCAGCTAGTAATAATATTGTAGTTGCGGCTGTTGTAGAAGATGACTATGTGCGTGGTGGAACCGAGAATGTTAACATGGTTCAAGGAACTCCGCACACCACGATGTGGGCTGGAGGAGCTACAACTGCTGATAATGTGGTAGTCTCAGCTAGTGTAGGTAATGATTATGTTCGCGGTGGAACTGTGAATTCTAACATGATTCAAGGAACTCCGCATAGCACGATGTGGGCTGGGGGAACTAAAATGACTCTGCCTTGGGTCAAAATTTGTGTATCAAGCGGCTCTGGATCAAGTCAAACCACTCAATGTTACTGGGTTTTGGGGGGCGAAACAACGCCGGAATCATCAGCCCCTGCCGATTACAAGTTTGTCCACGACCCTACTCAGGTAACGGGAGTTACCAGTGCTGTTCAAATAACTAGTGTGCAAGACTGCACGACTACTGGAGCTGGTGTTCAAAGCACGGTTTTAGGGCAGGGAATTGTAGGGACAAACATCACTCAAGTAACGGGAGTTACGGAGGTTGTTAAAGTAACGGGCGTAGTAAACGCCACAACTACTGGAGCGGGTGTAAGAAGTGTAACTTTAGGGCAGGGAATTGTAGGGACAAACATCACTCAAGTAACTGGTATCGCAAGCACCCCTAGTTCAGCCATAGCTGAAGTTGATGTGGTAAAAGAATTGACTGGCGTAACAGTAGTTAATGCTACTAATACCGTAGAAGTGTTGAAAGCCAACGATCCATCACTGAGAGTGGTTAAAGAATCTACCGGAGATGGGTGTTCTTCTTGCCCGACAGAGTAATTACCCCTGCCTTGACTGATTAAGGATATTAAATTAACATATCCTTATGGCTACTCTTACCGTAGCGGGGGTAGAAGAAGCCCTCTCTAAATATAAAACCGTAGGTTCCTCATTTATTCAGGAACTTAATCTTGTCATGCCCCGACTTTATGCAATGGGAATGTGGCGGGATTTATTATACGAGACAACTATCTCAACAACGGATGGTAACTTCACACTACCAGATGATTCGGAATCTATCGTATCGGCTTTGGTGGACAACGACCCAGTTAGGGCAAAAGCACAATTCCATGACTATCGAATTACTGGACGAAATAGAGATGGTTCTACTCTCTACGGCTTTGGTTTGGTTGATGATGGGTTTTCTCCGACAGTGAACGAACTTGAAGAGTCTAAAGCCTACAGTATTACTGTAAGTCCCGTCTCCCCCGCAACTGAGATACCTCGAACTTCTACTAACTTTATTAGTATAACGGGATTAAATAACTCCACTACCCCCGTTACGCAAACCTACAGCCCTAATCTAGACACAGCTTCAAACAACATTACTTCAGGATCAGTGCAGTTCACTAAGATTACTGAGATACGAAATGGGGATTCATCATTACCTAGCCCTGTAAAAATAACGGCGATGAATGTTAATAATACATCAGATACGCTTGAATTAGGGACGGTCCAAGAAGCAAACAAAGTTAATAACTTTCGAAGATATAGGTTGGGGAATGACGTTTCAAACGCCACCAAGAAAACAATCAGAGTTTTAGTTAAGAGAAGGTTTAAAAACCTAATTAACAGCTTCGATGTCGTAAGACCAAGTAACCTCAACGCTATTAAACATGGGTTGTTGGGAACTGTAGCAGAAGACAATGCTGATTTGGAGAGGGCTAACTACCATTGGAATGTTTGTAAACAACTTTTAGAAGAAGAGCTAGATGCCTACAGGGGGTCAGCTAAACCCGCAGTCAACTTTGATCCAACCGGATCTGGTTCTCGAATCCCTAACGTAATGTAACCATGCTAAACTATATCATAGAAAACAAAGAAAGTCTTATTTCAATCGCCACCGCTGTGGTGGCTGCTGCCTCAGCAATTTGCGCTCTGACACCCACACCTAAAGATGACGGAATTGTCCGAAAACTATACCTCGTGCTGGAATGGGCCGCTCTCAATATTGGGAAAGCTAAGAAATGATTAAGGTAATCACAGCGGCACTACAGGCTTACGTAGCCTACATAAAATTAAAACACCGAAGATTTGTTTATGAACTGGAAGATGAAATTGATGAGCTTGCTGCCGATGGTAGTCCTGCCGCAAAGCTGCGGCTTGAGCGGATCGCGAAACGCCTCCATCGTGAACTCAAGCGCACTTCATGACCCCCCTACGATCACTCTAATTGAAGGAACCCGATATAATTTTGTCGAAGGGGTGTTGACAGGTCGGGAACAACACAAATTTCATAGCGATTACAGCTATAGGAGAGCAATTATTATAGGATCAAAATGATGAAAGATAGTTTACTAATGCCCCTTATAGGCGCTGTGTCACCAACAATAGGAGTCATTTTATCGTATCAAGATCAACTCGAATACTGGCTCCGTATCTTGTCCCTTGTAGGGGGTATCGCAGTAGCTGTTGTGACTATATACAAAATGCTTAAAAAATGATTGGGTTAGCCATTGGACATTCGAGGAGAGGAGATAGTGGAGCATACACTGTTGGTGATGACAGTGTGAGTGAACACGAATTCAACTCGAACTTAATGCCTTTGGTAACTCCGCTTCTTAAAGTCCCTTACAAGATTTACGATGATTATGGTGCATCGAGTTATGTAGGGGCGATCAACAATGTATCTAGGCGTATGCGCAAAGATGGAATTGATGCCTGTATCGAGTTCCATTTCAATGCTGCCGGACCCAAAGCAACGGGCCATGAATGGTTGCATTGGGAATCAAGTAAAGGGGGGAAGGCTTTAGCTTACAAGATTCACGAATCAATGGTCAGCGAATACCCTGAGTTAAAAGCTAGGGGAGTTAAGTCTCGATCAAAGGGGAGTAGGGGCTCCATGTTTTTACGAAAGACCCCCTGCTATGCGTGTATCGCGGAACCTTTCTTTGGCTCAAACAAGAGTGATGTGGCTTTGATTAGATCTGACTTGAGTCGATTAGCTTCGGTGTATGCTAATGCGATCAACAACTTTTACTCTGATGAGGGTTCCTAAAAGTCTGAGGGTTGCTGGGCAGACTGTCAAAATTGTTCAAAGAGATTTAAGTGATCAAGATCTTTATGGCTACTATAGCCATGACCAGAAATTGATTACAATCCACAAGGATCTAGACGATAAGGATTGCTTAGAGACCTTGAGGCATGAGTTGATGGAAGCAAGCTTGTGCATTTCGGGGGTAGGTTTTTGTGAAACATTTGAACAAGAAGCTGTAGTTAGGTGCATGGAAGAAGTCTTCTTCCCCGCATACGACAGGTTAATTAAACGAACTATCAAAGGATGAAACGAAAAAAGCTACCCCCTCAGTTCTCTAGGACTAAGGGGATGCTGATCTTTACGCCTAACAGCGACGATATTAAAGAAGCGTTTGAACGTAGCGAAGACTTGGGGGTTCTTCCAAATTCATTTACAAGGGGGGCTGGGAGAATGACAGGCTTTATCGGGGAGGTTGCTTTTGAAAAACTGTATCCTGAATCCTTATACGTGGGGGATAAAGTATTTACCCACGACTACGTTCTGGGAAAAAGAACTATAGACGTGAAAGCTAAGGGGTGTGCGGGGAAACCCCAACCCCACTACACAGCATCGGTGAACTGTGCAGAGGGGAAGAAGTTAGGAGCTAACTCATACTTCTTTGTTCGTGTCCGTAAAGATTTCTCAATGGCTTGGGTTCTGGGTTGGGCTACAGGACTCAAGATTCAGAGATCAGGGGAATTTAAAAAGAGAGGTGAGTTAGACGACTTTGGTTTTAAATACAAAGTGGATGGATACCACTTACCTATTGCAGCACTGCGTTCAGCGAACTCTCTGTAGAGTCTTCGAAGTCAATATCGAAAGGCTCAGTGACATCGATCACCCAGACTTTACCACTACCTTTGCCTACAGACTTTATTGGTCTGATCCCACCGTTCGCCTTACCAGCATCTTCTAGATGTGCTAATCCATTTCGGACGAACTCTAGTTTGTTTGAAGCTCCTAGTGATCTACCGTTATTGTAGGTATGGATTGCGACTTGGAACTCAGTAATAGTCCCCCGCCACTCTTTCATTCTATCGTTCTGCTCTCTACAAGCTTTTGAGAAGAAGTCGATTAGTTCGGCCACTTGCGATCTACTTGAGTTATCGTAAGCCGCATAAGCAATACTATTATCAATGTAGCTCTTAACTCCAAATCGATCATCGTCGAGAACCTCTTCAGGCGGTTTCCATTTCTCTAACCAAGCTAGGAAGTGGGGTAGCTCCTTATCGAGTATATCTTCTAGATCGTATTTCTTAGGGAACTTAAATGGTTTGGGGCAGATCTTGAAAGCCATCAACTTATCACGGTTACTAGAGTCCAGTGTTGGGATAACGCTCATACTGTTCGCATCGTCGTTGAGGCTAACGATAATCCTACCTGCCCAAGGGAGAGTAACAGCGTCTGAGAACTTAGCCATAAACTCTATTCTTGGGTTAGCCACACCACGTTTAATTAGCTCTGTTGCTTTCCGTTGATCTTGGAATGAAGCAGCACTTACGGTATCATCAATAACCCAAGCAGCGGCTCTCCCTAAGTCCTTATTGAACTTAGTTCCTCCCGAAAGATAATCACTAGCATCAGCATAACCGCCTACAGCAGCAGAGATAATCTTATTAGAGAGTAGGGTCTTCCCCCTTTTAGCGGGGCCAACTAGGATACAAGCTTGCCCCTGATCTTCCCGATTATTAATAACCCCAGCATAGAATCTCTGGAACCAAGCGAAAAAATAATACTTAGCCCGAACGTCTGTGGAGTCTACGAAGAACTGATCGAAGAACTTATTGAGCCAAGGCCACTTATCAAAGTCACCATCTTCCGCTGCCAAGATTGGCGTTATGCTAGAACTATTAAGAATTCTGAGACCGTTAAAACTAACGACACGCTTATCCCTTCTGAAAACAATTGGGGCGATTTCATTAATTCTATTTTGATTACTAATGACTAGGATGGCATTCTCGACTTCTGAAAGGTTTTCACCTTTCTTAGCGCGTTGTTTAAACCCACGCTGTTTAAGTTCTAAGACAAGTTGATCTCTTGGAATTGGCTGTGCAATCTTGTTAAGGAGTTTAAAGAACTGCCTACCGTTAAACCAATACTCATCGAGTAGATTACCCATCTTCTCTTCTTCGTATTTCTTAACAAACTCTTTGCCAAAGATGTCACGCCAAGTTTTCCAACCTTCATCTCGATCAGAATAGACAATGCATCCGTCTTCAAATATCTGACAACCTTCTCTATCAATCCCATCGTCAATCCAAAACAGTGGACCTCTAGAACCTACTTCCAAATCACCCACCCACCTATTGGGGAATCTTTTATCAACTTCTTGTGCAATCTTTTCAATTGGAATAGAAGTCTCTTTTGATTCTGGAGGATTACTTTGAGCAGCTTTAATGAGTGCTGTTTGAACTACAGCAGGGGAAACAGATCCCCCTAGAGAAACCCAGTCTTTTCCAATCTCGAAATATTGAGAAGGGTTTTCAGATTTAACATCATACCCAGCAAATATCTTATGGAAGCCAATCGAGGTTTTAAGCTCGCGCAGGAAACCTTTATACAAGAAGTCTGGGACGGATATAGCTTCTTCGAACTCAAACACAACCCTGATGTATCCACTCTGAGTTTTAGATCTCCAACTTGGCATACAACCAGCACACCTAGCATTGATAGTATTATCTACATTAATCCAGTCCACGGGAGCATCATAGTCAGCGGCTATACCGTGAACTCTCCTTACTTTGTTGTCGCCCTCTATTCGAGAGTTAGGTGCTAGTCCTTCCGCTAGGCTATAGAAGCAATGCTTTGTTGTTTGCTTACCACACCATTCTCTGTATTCAGCTTTTGAATTAAAGGTAGGTTTCGGATTGACCGAAACTTTAGACATATCATCACATGGTGTGCATTTCTTTGATCGTAAATTTTCAATGTATCTGTATTTCATTTTTCATAGCGTGTTAGGATTGACCCTTCAGCGGATAGGGGGATATCAGGAATCCATGCCGGAGGTTCCGACATAATTCTTGTAACCTCTTTTAGTGTGTCTTCAGCATCTTCTTCCCTAGCTTCGATGACCATTTCGTCGTGGACATGCATCACTATTTTGTATCCAGCTTCTTCGACACGCAGCATCATATCGGAAAATATATCCCTAGCTAATGCTTGTGAAGCATTCTCTGCTACTAATCCTCCCCAAAGACGGACGGGGAGGACTTTTCCGTGTCTAGGAATACCAGCTATAAAATGTAATCTTCCGCGATCTGGAGACGCCGTGAGAACACCGTAGTTAATAACCCTACCGCTAGGTAATTCTACAGCAAACTCTGTGGGGATCTGCTGACTAGCTTCGTAAGAACACTCGATTTCCGAGTTATATTTGGACCACAGGGTTTTAACCTTCTGCATTTTACTCCTATATTTCCTTACTCTCTTCTCAGCTTCCTTTTCGGAGATGTTGGACATCGAAGCAAAACGACTTGCTCCCGCACCATACCCGCACCCCAGCACCATTCCTTTTACTGAATGTCTTAGTTTGGGGTTCTCTTTAAAGGGTTTATCTTCTTCGTCTGGGTTCCACATTCCAAATCGCACCGCGAACGCTTCATAGATGTCATCACACTCTGCAATCTCGTTAAGCATTTCTTTATCATTCGCTAACCAACAAAGTGTTCTTACTTCGATTTGAGAGAGGTCAACAACGACTAGTCTTTTAAGTTTGTGGGGCTTTATGAGATGTCGGAGATTGACCCCAAACATTTCTTCTCTGGGTAAGTTTTGTAGGTTTAAGTTCCCACCCGAACCACTGAACCTACCAGTGTGCGCTCCGAAATACATACAGCCGCCATAGTAACGGGAGTCAGACATAGTAGCGTTATCAAATGCTTCCAGCTTCTTCTTTAGAGAGTTTATCCTTCTCCAGTCTTTAACGGCTGAAACCCACTTATGCTCTTTGCTGTGATACTCCACCCATTCCTGAGAGTCCTTATCCGTTTGAGCTAAACTAGCTGGGGGCTCGATACCAACAAGAAGGCATTGAGAGTTAAATGCTGCCCTACTCAATAGTGGCTTTTCCCCCAACCAAGGGATATTTTCTTCCGCTTCAAATAAACGAACTTTGATTGTTTCGAGTTGAGTCTTTAGTAGATCTAAGTCTATGGGGATTCCACGCTGAACAATTGTCCTATTCAATCGACTAATACTCCTTTCGAATTGCGGCCACTTATCTTCCAGACTATCCCACAATCGTAAGCAAAGCTCACTATCTTTGATAGCATACTCACTTACCTCCTTCTGGAACTCTTCGCTCATATCACTCCAATTTTTCCCCGACATATTGTCACGGGTAGATTTATCAACTTGGATGTCATAGAGTTTAGCAGTAGCCCCTTTAAGAGATCTGGGAAGTTTGCAATAAGCCACTAGATCTGCCGTGCAATGCCACTCCGCTGGAGAACAACTGTCCCACCACCCCATAGATACCGCATATAGATGGAGGGTCTCATCAAAAGAGGCGTTGTGCGATAGGACGATGTTGTCATTTAATAATGACCAATCGAATTTTTCGGGATGCCCAACAAAAGTTAAACCGTCCGAACCAACTACGCTCACCATGTAAGCGTCAAATTTTGGGTGAGAAAAATACCCAAGTGGACCTAATGTTCGAATACTACATTCTTTGTCGTAGTATGTTTCGAAGTCCACAGCATATATAATTTTATTCATGTATATTTAAAAAGTAGCCTCACCCCCTAGGTGATGGAAACCCATAGTCGTGGGGGTGAGGCTTTATTTTGGTGAGGGGCTTTTATGCGGTTACCCCCAAGGCGATGTTATAACCAGCGCACACACATAAGACGCCGCCGCATTACCATGTCCCAAAAGTTATTTTAAGTCTTCGACGATTTCCGCAACTGCAATCTCCGTCTGCTCAGGTAGAGCTTTAAAGGCGTCTTCAAGAGAATCCAATACAACATTTGACATTTGCAGGTCGAGTTTTGATGTTTCAATTGCTTCCTCAATCCGTTGGATTAGTTCGCGCATTTTTGAAATTTCAATCTCAAGAATCTTTCTCCTGTCTTGTGGGCTTGGGCTGACTTTACTCATGTCCTAAATACCCCCCTACAAAATCTAAGACTTCTTCTGACGGCTCTTCATTCGTAATCGCCAGAGCTGGTGCATACCAACTATACTTACCCCGAGTAATAAGAGTGGACTTAAAATTCCACAGTCTGTTATGTATCGGTGTTTTCTTGTTGAACATCGCAAAGGTAGCGAGTCTCTTGAATGTTTGTCGGTATGCATCTTTCGCTACGTTGATTCTCCCAATGGCGTAGTTACCTTTACCAAGCGGAAAAGGGAAGGTTTCTGAATCATCTTCACCACCCTTAAACAATAGGGTGATCTCAGCAAATTCCAAGATCGGATACTCGCTATCTAAAGATAGTTGAGCCTTTTCCGCTTGAGTCGTTGCAATGCGTGGCATTTCATCATTGTCGAAAGGAATGTCCTCACGCCATGATTTTACTGCCGACATTGGAACCACTTGAATTGCTTCTTCGGGTTTTGCAATAACAACACGCTTATCAAGAACTAAGCTACCATATGGTGCTGGTTCACCATCGGCTCCAAAGATGTCACTGGTCTTTTGGACCACGTTTACCCTTGGGATGTCGATGTCATTTTGGTCCAACGTATCAGATAGCGATGGGACTAGGCTGGTGTTTGGAGCTTCAGCAAGCTCGTTTTCTTTCTTACTCATGTTTCTATGTTTCTATGTTTCGATGTTTCTTGTTTCTTTGTTTTTGCCCTACGACAAAGTTCGTCGAGGGGCAGATTCTTCGATAATACCTGAGTCATTACAGGCATCTAAAAATTGATCTGATTGTCTTTTCTTCTCACCTTTCTCTGCCGTGTCCCCCACAGCCTTCGCAATCTTGGCAAGCGGCAGAGATACATGGCGTAAAACTTCTTCACTATCAACCCCAAAATCATTAGCGATCTTTAAAAATGTGTCCGAGTCGGTTACGTTCCTACGCCCCCTCATCGTCTTGAGACGAAGAGTGGGATACTCGATGCCATCTTCTGCTAGTTTAATAGCCCTTTTCTTGAAACGATCTGCCCAATTGGTAACAATCTTTGCAATCATGTAGAGTTGCTCCACCACTTCTGGATCTTCAACTGTATCTAGATCAACGTCAGGTAATTGCGGGTCTACCTTTTTGGCAACTTCAACAACTAAACCACCTAGGGCGGGGCAGGTATCTTCATGTTTGCAGAACCTACAATCGACAGTCGGGGTCAGTTCTTCCAGACTGGGAGTCCCCGTCTCCCATTTAGGGCGAACCTTTTCCGCTTTTAAAATTACGTCTGACAACTCTTCAATCAGATCATCGAGGTCTTCTCGGTAAAATGTATCTGATAATATTTCATTCCGCTGCGGGACGAAGAAAACAAAATCAATACAGGTTAGTTCTGGGTATTTTTGAAAACACCCAACGGTGTAGGCTTTCGCTTGAAAGTTTTTAGCGGGAGTATCTATTTTGGAAATACCTGTTTTGTAGTCAATCAAGACTCCATCGACGTTATCGAAGATACAAAGGTAATCGCAAGTTCCGTAAGTTTCAGTTCCTTCGAGTTTAACATCAAGTTGAATCTCAGCGTGTTCCTCCGTCAGCCTCCTATTGTCTTTGTAGTTTGCTAAGTATTCGGTTTGATCTGTAAGTATCTCATTGTAGATACTTACCTCTTCCTCGCTTTGAAGATTGGATGGGTCTTCGATCTCCAATGCTTCGTGGATGCGTGTCCCCATCGCCGCCGCTGCATTAGTTCCACTACGACCTTGATAGCCAGAACACCCCGCTAAATATTTTAGTTGGCTGGGAGAGAACTCAGCGTGTCCCCTGTCTGTGTGATTTGGTGTGGTCATGTTGGGAACATGACAGACCCGAAAAGTTACTCAAGAACTTTCTTCAATTTTTTTCCCTTCCCAAATATAACGGGCAATCAGGAACGCATCAATCATTCCATCGTGGGGAGTTCGACACCTTTTGTTTTTTAACCAGTTCTCATCTGGCGCTATAGCTTCAGCCTTAGCGAGAGCAGTTTTCTTAGTCGTCCCTTTTGGTCGAAATCCTAAGATTGCCTTCTGCCACTTGTGAACTGAGACACGGCAGACATCAAACTCGCAAGTCTCTGCCATGCCTAGAAGTTTGCCGAAGCTCAAAGCCATAGATCGAACAGCTTGAGAACTTTTAGCGTGGGCTAGTGGTTCTTCGATAGCTAGTAAAAATGGAGTGTTTAAATACATTAACCACTTCTTAATTTCTCGGACATCAATCTCACGCTTCTTGGACATCTGCTTTGTGGGCATTGCAATCTTATCAATGATCAATCCATGATCAGAGATAGCGACGAGTCCACCATCTAGTCCATTATCAATGCCAACAATCACAGCACGTTTAATGTAACAATTAAGCCATCGCCTGTTGCGGGGGTATACTTAAATACGTTCTTCTTCAGTTGTTTTAAAAAGAGAATCTCTCTCGCATTAGATGGGACGACTTTATAGAACGCCCCATCAAGTTTCTTAACACTAAAATCGAAGTCGCCGTCATCACGCTCCGTTCGTATTAAGACTTCTGGGTCACTCACCACTTCTTTGTCATCAAAAAATTTCATTATTTTACAATACTAGTATCGAGGAAACAGGGGGCAAATTCACCCAAGTCAACATCCATTAGTTTTTTAAGTGCAAACTTAGCGTCCTCTTCGGTTAGTCCATGTTCTGTTTTAAGAATAGTTATAGACATTGCACTAGAATAGCAAGCAATAGGTGGCTTATCCATCTGTTCTACAACGCCTAATAGCGCCTCCTCAAGTTGCCCAAAAAATATTATTTCGGATAGATCATCATCTTCTTCATCAAATAAATTTTCGGGAGTTGATTTGGATCTGTTAGAATAAGGATCTTTGTTGGGGCTGTAGTCCCATGAGAAAGAATCAAAACTATTAATCATCGCTTTGAATATCAATTATGGTTCCTTCACCCCGATCCGCTTTCTTGTTGTTAAGGATCGAGATGTCAATCTGCATTTTGTTGGCAGCGCCACCTCCGGTCTTAGAGTTCAGACCTAAATTTCTTCGTATCAATTGGTCAAGTTCTGAAAGCTCCCTCACGTTCTTAGGTGCGTTAATGTTCTTCATCCCATCTCGCGCTAATCGGATTGCAGCCATCGCCATATAGTTCTGATACTTATCGGCTGGGCTTGCCTGACTCTCAGCAATCTCTAGAATATCCTGTTCCTCCTTGATTCGTGCATCGTGTTTCGCTCGCATTACAGCCTCATCCGTCATGTTCTCGAAGTTCTGCTCGATGGGTGTTTCATCACCTTCAATTTGCTCGTTCCGCACAAGACCTGATTTCTTAGCAGGGATGCCTCTTTTCTTAAACCACCGCCTTACTGTTCCCGCATGCACACCTAACTCCTTAGCAATAGCTGCCGTCTTCCAATCAGCACGATACATTTGCACAGCACGTTCTTGAATTTCTTCTTTAGGATTCCCGCTCATATAGATATATTCTGTATCAACATTATGGCTTTAAAAGAAGAGCGGAGCAAGCAGTTACTAGAACCGCGCATTGATGCTAAGACAAAGAAGATGGATGTTGGTGGGTTTCAACTCCCGCCTACTAGTCTAATTACTGCACTCCTGTATGGGTTCGCTAACCATGAAACTGTTGTGGCTAGAGAATATTATTTCTGGAGAATATGCGATGAGCTTTTTAACCACGAAGAGTTACCAGAAAAACTCTGCGTCAGACATCCGTGGGCAGAGTTGATGATAAGGGCCGCATTGGAAAATAAATACTTAGCCATTGGTGGTTCTGCTTCATCCGGTAAATCCCACATTATGGCAGCTTGGGGGATTATTAACTTTTTATCTCAACCTCAAGATACGCTTGTGTTGATGACATCCACCACCCTTCGTGAAGCTCGAAAACGAATCTGGGGTAGTGTAATTTCTCTACTGTCCGTGATAGATGATGCACCAATCAAGATTCGGGATTCAATAGGCAATGTATCTTACGTTAATGAGAAGGGGATTTTAATTGAGCGAGCAGGACTATCTCTGATTTCAGCGGAGAAGAGTAAGACTAAGGAAGCTGTAGGTAAGTTTATCGGAATCAAACAGAAGAGAGTGATACTCATTGGCGACGAGCTATCAGAATTATCTGAAGCAATTTTGAACGCTGGACTAACTAACTTGTCTAAGAACCCTTCATTTCAAATGATTGGGATGAGTAACCCCAACTCAAGGTTTGATGCGTTTGGTATATGGTCTACCCCCAAAGATGGGTGGGACAGTGTGGATACAAACACCGCAGATGGGTGGGACACAAAATGGAATGGCAAGTATCTACGGCTAGACGGAGAGAGATCCCCAAACATTTTGGCGGGTGAAGTCATATATCCTTGGCTACCCACAGCGGAGAAGCTTGCAGAAGATAAAGCTTTGCTGGGTGTAGAGAGTAGGGGCTACATGCGAATGGTTCGAGCCGTCTTTTTTGATAGCGATGAAACCACGGGTATTTACACAGAGAATGAACTCGCTAATACGGGCGCTTTGAACGCAGTTGAGTGGAGGGGTGCGCCCATTAATTTATGTGGGATTGACCCCGCATTTACTAATGGTGGTGATAGAACCATACTTTACACAGCTAAATGTGGTTACAGTGTCTCTGGTCAGTATGTGTTGGAGTTTGGTAGAGCGATTCATCTTAATGATGATGCGACAAATAAAGCAGTCCCTCGAACCTACCAGATAGTGAGACAGATTCGTGAGCATTGCGAAAAGCTAAAGATCCTGCCAGAGAATGTCAGCGTCGATGCCACTGGAGCGGGTGCGCCCTTTTGCGATGTCCTCGCTGGCGAGTGGTCGAATCGATTTATGCGTATTTCTTTTGGTGGTAAAGCTAGTGATAAGCGAGTTAGCGCGAATAGCCAGATGATTGGGACTGAACTCTACGTTAACAGGGTTTCAGAACTGTGGTTTGTCGGAAAAGAATTGATGCGGACACGGCAGGTTTATGGCGTGAACAGTGACCTTGCCCAAGAAATAACAGCGAGAAACTACGATCATGTGAAAGGATCGACCCTCCGAATGAAGATAGAATCCAAGCCAGAGTTCAAAGCTAGATTCGGTAGGAGTCCTGACCTCGCCGATGCCGCTTTTCTTGCTCTCGATTGTGCGCGTCAAAGATTGGGGTTAGTAGCCGTAGATCCACCAAAGGACGGGGATAAACTGCATAACGGACCTAGACGTTCGATGAAGTTTTTGAGTGGGGCTTTGCAGAATCCTGATGCCACGCTTGTCGATTGACTTTCACATACTTAAACCCTATAATTTTAAACATGGCTGATCCCGATCCACTAGACCCAAATATTAGATCTCGATATGGTAGATCCGAATATCAAAAAAAGCTAGATGCGCTTAATTCTAAGAATATGGTCACCTACGGTTATTCTAGTGGGATGTATTCAATTCCTGAAGAGGAATATAAAAGAAAATTTGGTCATTTACCCAAAACTAGACAACCTCAAATAGCTGCGATAGAGCCATATTTTGATTCCAAAGAACAAGTAGAGTATGTCCCTAGCCCTGACCCAGAAAACCCAGAAGAGCTTCCCGAACCATCCTCATGGGGGCGAGAAGTGTCACCTTCTGCCGCTGTATCATTACTTAAAAAACTACCGAGACCTACTGTATCAACAGATCCTGCATCCAGCGTAGGCACTTCATCAAGAGCAGCAGCGGAAGATAGAGGGGAGCGTGGGCGTCTCGGTCCTGTTGGACCCCAAGGTGGGGCTAAAGCTTTCTTGGATTTAGTGGGGGGTAAATCTCCAGAAGTTGAGTCCACATTTGAGAATCCCTTAACTAAGAAAGCGTCTCCGAAGGGGGTGCCAGAAATGATTGGGAGACCTGAAGGTCAACGACTTCCTGAGTTACCAGAAGCTGAAATAGACTTAGGGGAACCTGACTTAGAAGATGAAATAAAACCAGATTCAATGGGGGGTTTTGATGAGGTTGTTGATGATAGCTTTAATAGTAAGGCAAATTACGATGCGTTTTTCAAACGAGCGGCTGATAACGCTACATTAGGCACAACAGCAAAAGGTGGTTTGGGGGCGTCCTCGACGTTATACGCCCCGCATAGAGGTTTGAGGCTCGCTAAAAGAATGAGGAAAGCTGGTTTTGGTAGAGCCGCAGAAGCTATGGCCTTAGACTGGGCGCGATCTCCAGAAGGGAGCGCCCCCGCTGTTGCCAACCAAGCTATGCGGAATCAACTAGCTCAGTCTGCTGAACAGGCAGAGAAGATGCGAAGATCGAATGATGAAACCCAAAAACTTTTAAGGGAACAAGCTAGGCGGCGACTTATGGCAGAGATTGCTAAAAATAGTGGTGATACTGCCGAGCCAAAAAATTACCAAGAACCCGTCCGTTACCAACCCAGAATCCCCTCAGATGGCTTCGCAAAGATGGTTAATCTTGGGTCGGCTAATTCATCTAAACTTAGCATATAATGTCTGAAATATTTAACGACTTAGATTACGATAGAGATATCGCCCCATCAAAAAATAAATTTGGATTTAGTGGGATGAACGAGGGGCAAGCTGCCTACGTTAAGGCAAAAAGTAATCAACTATTGGGTGCCGAACGTCAGAGGACGTTTGATTTGGATAATCAATTGCTAAAAAACAGAGCCGCTGATCTCGCGTATGAACAGGGGCTGATGCGAATTGAAGCAGACAAGAAACGGGTTAGAGACGAGTTAGAGAGTAACGCCGCTATGGACCGTATCTTTGGAGACTATGATGCTGTTATCCAGAATAAGAATCTCACAGCAGATCAACAACTAGCAGAAATGGGTAGGTTGAATATGCTTAATGCTGAAATTTTAAGTAGGTCTAGTTTTGGCGCAGCATTTATTCAGGGCGCACAACAAACCATTCAGGCTAAACTTAAAAAACAAGCAGACGAAGATACCCTGCAAAGACAATTAGACAGGGAGCAACGTGCTGCGGATAGAAAACAAGAAGACACATTCCCAGCTTCTTATGCTGCTGCACAAGTTGCTTCTTCAGAAGAAGATATACTAGCAATCGAGGCGGCACAGCCAGACACACCTCAAGGTCGTGCTGTTAGTAGACTAGCGAGAATCATGGGCAACAGAAACATAGCCCTGAGAACAGGTAAGGACACTTCGGAAAAGGACGCAGCAATAGCGAACAAAGCATCACGAGCGAATCAGCTAGAGATACTAAACTCATTCGATTCAGAAATAGATAGGCTTCAAACTGGAATTTCTGGGATTGAAATTGATGGGGAAACTACTTTAGATAGTATGGTGGGAACCACAGATGGATCGATGTTGAAAAACATGCGGGGGAGAAAAATTAGAACTGGTTTAGGAGAAAATGATTTCGTTGAAATCCCCGCTGACGCAGAGCAATATGGGATTTTGAGTGCGATCCTTGATGCTAAAAATAAGTTACTTAAAGCTAAGTCAGATCTCCTGCTATCGTCTATGGCCCCAACCAAAAAAATTCCTAAGCCGAACCTCAAAAATGTAGGTGGTGGTTTAGGTAAATAAAACAAAAAAAAACATACTGCTTCTGCTATGACAGACCAAAGCGACACGAACACGCCCACAATTAAAGAGACCCCATATTCAGAGTGGTCTAGCCGCAACACCTATGAAAACCCACTTGAAAGTTACAGTCGTTATATCGACGATGTAAAAGACGAGTATCTAAAAGCGGGACAGTTTAATAAGGAGGTAGGAGAATCCCTCGATTCAGCACTCCTCGACACCCTACAACAAAAGGGGATTGTAACACAAGAGAATCAACAACAGGCTGTTGATGAACTTAACTCGTTCAGATCTTCTACTTTTGAAGACGACATTAAATTTGTCGAAGAGTTCGGCGAAGCCAACACAGGATTTAGCTTAGAAGAGAGCAATAATATATCTGACTACTTAGCTAGTGTTGAGCAGGAAACAGAATTCCCAGATGGGTTAGACCCTGACTCAGTAGTTGAAAGTGTTCGTCAAAAGAAAGAAGAAACTCTCAACTCTCTTTACGAGAAAGGGACAATCAATGCGGCGGCATACGTAAACGCTAAGGGTAATAAAGTATTTTTAGGGGGTAGAATCCCAGATGGGAAAACAGCGGAAGATGTAATCCTTGAAAGTAAACAGTATGGGGTAAGGGCTGAAGATTTAATTAACTTAAATAATTTCAGGAAGAGAGTTAAGGGGACGGTGCGGTCGGGTTACAGTCCTGAATCTGCTGACTACAACTTGATGCAGTATGAAGTCGATGAACGCATCAAAGCTTCTGGAATCCTTCAAAGTCTTATAGACGAAGATGGGGGTTTATATGATGAATCTGTCGCGGCTAGATTTGAAGCGTTACGGAGAGACTTTGGTAAGAAAAGATCTTGGGATGCGATGGACACTGCCATCGATAATGTTGGAGATGCTTTGGGAGATCTTGGCCAAACCATAAAGAAAGGGTGGAACTGGCTTTCATTTGATGACGAAGAGTTTGACCAAGTAAAAGAACAACAGGAGTTTGAAGAACTCATGGAGTCCCATGAGGAAAACATAGACAAAACTCAAGAAGACTTAATTGAATACTTAGTAGGTAAGACTGGACATGACCGTGATGTGGTTTCTTCCGCTGTTCGCGACACAGTAAAGGCGATGTCTTTTGAGGATAGTCAAGGTAGAGGGGCAACTCTTCTATATGATGAAGATGAATTATCGGAGAACGTGGTTAAGACAGAATTTAATGGCGTTATTATTTCACAAGAATTAAATTTCAAACCTGAAGAATTTAATAGGGCTTTAGTCGAAGCTGGTTTGTCTGAAGAAGAAATCAAATTACAGAATGTTAAAAGGGAAAGCTTGAATGAGTCCAACTTTCTAAGTGTTGATGATACTCTTAGTAACGATGATGAATATAAAGACGAATGGCAGAAAGCACTGATGGAAGGGAAGTGGAATAATCTTTCCAACAACCAGATAGTGGAAAAATTTGTAGAAGATTATGACCCCAACTTCAGGACTGAGGGATTAGCTACTAGTGTTAAGCATAGTTTTACTACACTTATGTATGGTGCTGGAGCTATGTTCGGTGCTGAGTGGGGGCAAGATGGACTCGTAAACAACGCGAAGGAAATAGCTCATAACAGGGCTATGGCAGGAATCTTCGGAGTGGAGATGGGATTCATGCAAGACTTAGGAGAACAAGCAGCTCCAATGATTGTTGATGGATTAATAACTATAGGCGCTGGCCTACTCACACCAGCAACTGGGGGTGCAACGGCAGTGGGTGCGGGGACATACTTTGCTGCTAAGACCGCTGCGAAGAAAGCTGCCAAAAGTTTAGTTGGTTCAACGGCTACGGCTGGGACTGTTAAACAGTTAACCACCAACGGCATAACCAAATCTACTGTAGCTAAGACGTTTCTGAATGCTACATTTACCAACGCTCTCAAACAGAAAGTGACGAGAAACCTTTCTGGTGAGTTAGTAAAAGAAAGTAGTGATACTGTAGTAGATAGAATACTAAAAGCGGGAACTCTTGGTCCTGACGCTACAGCAGAACAAGTTATGGGGGCTGTTAATATGTTTAACAGTTCTGTTGCCAAGAATTTAAATATATTCTCAGCTACTTTCATACCAGCCGCAGCGAGGTCGGGGTCTTTAACATACAGCAGTATATTCACCACAATTACTGATGACCTTAACAACAAGCATAAGGATTCTGAAGGGAATTGGCATTCTGGTTGGGACGCCGATAGAGTTAGAGCAGAGGCGCACACTCAATCTGTTAAAGGCGCACTTGTTCAAGGGGCCACCACAGGTTTAATAACAGCGGGGTTAGGTTCTATAACATACAAGGGTTTGAATTTTGGTGGTATTGAGAACGCTTACCTGAAAGGAGTTAGCTTAAAACAACTCAAGATCGCTACAGATAGAATTATCGGAAGGGAATCTACTGACGCCGCATTCAGAAAAGTTATTGAAGGATCAGTAAAGACCAAGATAAGAGAATCAATGGGTGGGGCTTTAAGTAGGGGTCTGCAAAGTGTAGGTGGTGAAGCATTTGAAGAGGGGCTTGATGAATTTATCCAGAGTATAACCATCGATGCTTTTGCGGATCAGAACACTTCTTTCCGTGAGCGCATAGAAGGTGCCTTTATGGGTGCTTTAATGGGCGCAGCAATGGGTGCGGGTGCGCCTGTCGTTGGCGGTATTGTTCGTAACAACCCTTTAACTAGAGGAGCCGCCGTCGATAGGGATGCGATGCAGCAGTTAGAGTCTGATATTTTAACTGACTTCAATGCGAAGGTCGCAGCAAACCCCGAGCTAGTTAAGAAGAGGAAAGAACTCCAAGCATTAGCACCACAAACTGCCGAATCTCTCGCTCAAATCGAGAAAGACTTTGGTAGTGAATCTAATTTCACCCCAGCCACAGAAGGATTACTAGCTGGCAAAAGTTTCGAGGACATTAAAAAACTTGCTAAAGATTTTGATGCCGCTTCTTCAGAAGAAAATTCAGTAGTAACACCAGAACAAGAAGCTGCTTCTAAATTTATTGCGAACATAAATCCTGAGAATCTTTCGGCTGAAGCACAAGCGGAAAACGCTGCTAGAATTGAAGAGGAATTTTCTGATCAAGCCGAAGCTGCGGAAGATGCTGCGTCTGATCAAGAAGCCAAGGAGATGTCAAAGACTCTTGGCAACCTTAAATCAGAAAGACTCAAGGAGTTCGAGCGAGAGTTGGGCATAGCCTTAGCTCAAACTAAAGCAGAAAACAAAAAAAGATTCACAAGTGAGTCTGATATGGTGGTCGGGGCGAGAATTAATCCCGAAATTGGATCTAGCAAAAGCATCAATGAAATACTCGATGCGTCCGGCAAACCAGTAAGTGCAAAGTTACGTGACAAATCCAGCCTCGGATCAGGTCACCCGCACGAACAGAAGAACAATAGCCCTGAACAAACGTATAGGAAAAGACTCCTCGCCATTAACAAAATGGAAGAGAGATTTAAAAAGGCTACTGATGATCTTCGTGCCATCGATAGTAATACTGATAGGTATAGGATTCTTGAAAGGGAACTGAAGAATGGGTTGGCTAGTAAAAGAATGTTGGAGCCTGAAGAGGCGAACAAGCGCAGAGAACTTGCTAAAAAAGACTACATCGAAGAAGTAAACCCATCCAAGAAGAGAGTAACTTTATCAGAGGGCGATAAGCTCGCTGTGAGTAAGCTAATCGATAAGGGATATCCTGTTAGTTTTATTGAAGAGCATTTTGAAGAGCTAGGATTGCGATTAGAAAAAACAGATGCTACATATCTAAAAGAAGCAGCCGATAATTTAAGGACGGAAATCAAAAAGAAATACCCAGTGAAGAGGGTAGAGCGCAAAGGTAACTTTGAATTACCCAATACTTTCGCTGAGAAGAACAAAGGTAGAAAGGTTTTCATCAATGATAAACAGCAAGGGATATTTAATAACGATCCCGAAAGTATGCTGACGCTTTTACACAATGGTTTTTATGTGCCTGTTGATGCTGCCTACGCGATGGAAGACAGTGGTCTTAACCCATCTTTCAGGATTACAGAGACTTCGGAAGGGAGTGGTGAATATTTCCTAAGCGACATAAGAATACCCCACGCTGGGGGAACTTACTCAGGCTTGGTTAGGTTCAATGAAGTGAGAAGTCTTCTGCCTGATTGGGGTCCGCTTAAAAAATTAATTACGGAACTCGATGCTGCCACCACCACCCACACACTAAACTCTGATGTTTTAGTTAACGCCCCACTAAGCAAGATAGAGGGTAATAACTTCCGCAAGGTCACACTCCCCGCCCTACTCCAAGAGTTGGATGGGCCATTAGCAAATCTGATTCAGCAGCCTATTCCAAAAATAGAGGGCCAGAATAGAAGGAAGCTAGGTGAAAACGAAATGACTGAGGACTTTGTTTCTTCAGCCGAAGTTGTGTTGAGGGCAAAGCTTAAACTAAAGATCTATGAGTATTCTCAGAAGATTGAAGCTGGCGAATCTGTTGGCAACACACCCTTCAACCTCGCTGAGATAGTAGCGGAGACTAGGAACTCTTTCCTATCTCGATACAAAATTCGCAGAGACAACGCGCGTAAGGCGATGGCATCCATCGTTGGGACATCTGCTAATTTGTCTGAGGATGTCAAAGCTTCTATTGAAGCGGAGATTGATAACAAAGCAGAGAAATATCCCAATACTAAACAAGCGATACCTGAACTCCGTAAGTATCACACCTATGATTTCATTTCTAAGCATAGTGCTAATGCTAAGGCGTCATTGGATACGGATGTAAAACTAAGGGAAAAAGTTGTAGAGATTGTTAATAAGCATAACTTCCCCGATGGGGATGGCATCGCCAGCAACTACAACACAGACCAATTGTTCAGAGACTTCGCTAAACTGTTAGCTGATGGCACAGTCTACACTGATCAGGAATCTGCCTTCTTTATCTATAGCTTAGAGAACTCAAACGATTATGACTTTGGTCCTGATTTAAGTAAGTCGATCAGGATGCTGGGACTATCATTTGGCACGATTCATAAAGGGATTCGTAGAGACCCTGAATTCGCTGCCTCAGTTAAAGAAGAAATACAATCACTACTTGGTGGGGTCGAGCTTACCGATGATCAAGCCATAGGTTTCTTTGACAACCTTTCTGAGAGCATGTCTTTCCACATGGCTGATGAGATTGTAGACGCCAAGAGTAGACTAAAGAACCTAAAGGATAATAAAAAAGAATTAGAATCACTGGGGCTTGTGGGCAACAGTCCTGAATCAGTGGTTGCTGTTCTTGAGAAGATTGCTTCTGGGTCACCTAAGAAGTATGCGCCCTTAAAAGAAGTGGCGAAGCTACTACTCTTAGACAAAGATTTCATCCTTAATGAAGTAGACTTCTCTATTATTTCGAGTGTTAAGAAATATGCAGGTGGGCATTTTGTCGGGATTGATGGCCGAGATAACGTAACCATTAACCCAAGCCGCAAGGGTGGTAGGGGCATTGGTGAAACCTTGGTCCATGAATATGTCCACGCATTCACTATTGCTATCATTAAGAGACCAGCCGCAGCCAGAACTAAAGGACAGAATGAGGCGATCTCTAAACTACGTAGACTTAACAAGTTAGTAATTAACAAGGCTAAGGCTAGGAACGAATACGATAAGCACATGAAGCATGCGACATCGAACCTTCAAGAGTTCGTCGCATACATCCTCACATCAAGTGACTTCCAACAAAAGCTACTCGGTTACATACCACCCAAAGGAGAATACAAAGGTGGACTATCTGAATTTGTTAATTCCATAGTAAGACTCTTCGGTAGATTAACAGGTAAGGCAGGACTAGCTAACTACAAAGCTGTCGAGACTCATGTCCAAGATGCAATGGAACTTGCACTAGACCTCACTGGTCGAGGACTAAGGGAACCTGAAACAGAATCAGGATTCAGGAATCAAGTTACAAATACTGTATCTCAAACTAATAGCGAGCTTAGTGCTATGGTCGAAGATGGTGGTGGTGCTAATGTTGATCAAGCTAGACTTGAGAAAGCCGCAGATGATTACACTTCTTGGGCTAGGGGGTATGTCCCCGACGAACTTAATCTAGTTGTTGATACGTTGAGTGATGAAGTCGCGAAGGTAGATGAACGAACAGGTTCTATTATACTGAACCCAAGACTAGCGGCGATTAAACTTTCCCAGTTAGTATCAGATCAAAACATAGACCCTAACAGGAGAACACACATCCTAGCCAGTATGCTCAACGAGCAGATTGGACAGTCGGCAGCTATCCAAATGATTACTGATAAGCAGTTAGCGGATATAGCTGGAGCTATGTCTAGGGCTGACCTCGAAGCAGTCATTGAAGATACCATACCACTAGACCAACAGGAACAATCATTTGATAGGTTGAACAGTCCTGACCCAGCGGTTCAAGCTGCCGAGAAAGCACGACTCGCTACTAAATCTATGGTGAGTCACGCTAGTAAAGCTCTTAAAGGAGAGACTACTAATGAGCAAGTTGCTTTTCTATCGACTAACCCGACACTTATTCCCACCTTCATCAAATTCTTTAAAGTCCTTGTAACAAAGCTTACTTACCACAAGACAATTAAAGACATCTCACCTGAGATGAAGAACGGAGTTAATAATATTATCCGTGAGATCAGGGCGATGGAAATGGGTTACGCCCCAGCACCGAGTTCAATAACGCACAACCCACGCAACCCTGACGAAGTAGTTAACATCCTACTATCACAAGCGATTAGTTCAAACACACTGGTTCCAGAAGGGGATATAAATAAGTTACCAGAAGTTCCTGTAATTAGTGAACAAGTATCTTCTGGTGATCCCGACGATACATTCGCTGACGATTCTTTGATACCTGATCATCTGAGAACAACAGGCAAAATGCCAGAAGGAGATATTGGAAACTGGTTAGACCTTCTTGATGTTCCGCTGATGGAGCTTCATGACTACGACATATCAACTGGTGAAGGTGGCGGTTTCAAAAAAGCAATGATCAAATTGTTTAAACGTAGGGGTGACCGTAGGGTGGTGGAGTTTTTCAACCAGAACAAAGCTTTCATTAGAGAGACCAAAGGACTCGTCGAAGATTTCCAAAGTAAATTTGATGATACTCTCAAACGAGAGGAAGCTAGAATATCTGAAGCACTAGGGAGAGAGTTCAAATTTCCCCCAAAACTATTTGCTATCGCATCTGGTTCTAATATGGGAACTCAACTCACAGACGATCAATCAAATATAGTCCAAGGAGAATTTTTAAACGCTGTTAAAAAAGCGGAGACCTTAACTGGAAGTGAAAAGACCGCCGCTTTAGCTGCCGCCGAGAAGTCGAAGAGCAATAGCATACTCGCAATGAGAGAAGACAATCGCAAGCAGCAGATAGCTCGTCGCGACAATGCCCTCGAAGCGTTACTTAGACAATCACCAGACCTATTCGCAATCGTAACAGACATGCGGAAGATTCAAGACCAACTGTCAAAGAAAGCAATGGATGTTTTCAAAGGGACGATGGACCCTGATGATTTGAAAATGTCTTTCCACTTTAATAAAGGTATCTACTTCACAAGGAGATATCGTATGTTTGAGGACAACAACTTCAGCAGTAGAATATCTGATTTAAAAGATGACACTTACCACGAACAGCGGGAGAAGGGTGCTGTTTACTTTGCCAGACAAGAAGCTCTCAGTAGGTTAGATGAGATTATGGCGAAGACTGGTTTGAATCGCCAAGACGCTAGACAGAAAATCGAAGATGATATTGTAAACAAAGATCCTAAGATGATGAGTGTGGGTAGACAACTCGTTCAGGATTTTATTAAGAGCTACTCCAAATCAGAAACCCGAAGAAAACTTCAGATTAAGAACGGAGCATCCGGTCCACAGATTGAGATGCCTGATGGTGGTTTTGATAGCGGGGTTCTCAGTAATATAATTGGAGATATAAAAGAGAAACAGAATATACCTGAGCCTATAAGAGAACTGTTGGGTGAGTATAAAGAAGAACAAGGCATAACTAACTTGGGTGCGTCTATGATTCACACTGCGACTGCATTGTCTAACCAATCTTTCTTCAACAAAATTAAAGAGCTTGGAACCACGAGTAATACTCCTTGGTTGGTTACTCAACAACAGTATGAAGCTGACCAGAAGATGCCTGTTGAACAACAAAAGTATTCTGATTGGGTTGAGATAAAAGCAGACACAGGTGATTCAGACCTCACACCAATCAAAGGGATGTATGTTCCTGCCGAAGTTCATAGCAACCTAAGATCAATGTTCGCCGATGAAAAGGACATCATTGATGAGAAGGATCAACACGCAGTGGTGCGAAGTGCAGCAGAGAATTTTGCTAAGAAAGCAACAGGCTATTCTTTGGCTATGAAAACTCTAGGTTCCGTTGGTTTCTACTTCAGAAACATGATTGGTAACGCTCTCTACTTCGGACCCATGCAAGGTTATTATGGTGGCAATGTTTTACTCGCTAAAGAATTTGCGGGTATGGGATCATCAGTGCTACAAAAAGTAGGGCTGATGGATAGTGGAAAGCTTGCTGAAGAATCCTTGATGGTTCGTGCAGCAAAAGGTTCACGAGCTGAGTTCAACTTCGAACTGCTTGAGTTAAAAAGCATGGACGTTTTTGGAGACGAACTCGAAGTATCTGCAATTCAAGAGTTACTAGATGGTTCTAAAAAGTTTGAAGATCTTAAACGTGATTCAGAAAAAGTATCTAAGCTTTTGAATAAACTCAAAGCTGTTGGATCTAAACTAACTGAGGAGGACAAATTAAAGTTAGCTTCTCTTGGAGTTAAATCATATAAGAGCGTTAAAGATGTTAATGATAAACTACTAGCTTTAGGTGGTAGGTTAGCATCTGCCGCTGATGGATTCTTTAAAATAGGTTTGTATGAGTTTGAATTAGGTTACTTAAAAAGGGCAGCGCAAGCGGAGATAGATAACAACAACCCCACTGGGGAATACGCTAAACTCTTGGATTCTGATGGTAACCCTACCTCCGCTATGAAATCTAAAGCGGCAGCAATAGTTAAGGATACAGCACAGTCATACAGCAGGGCGGTTCCTCTAGTTAAAGACTTCAACAAGTCTACACTTGCTTTAGTTGCTGCACCATATGTTCGTTTCGCAGCGGATGTCCCAAGGGTTTACGCTAACGGAGTAGCAAGAATCTTTAAAGAGATTAACGACGATAACCCAGAGATTAAAAAGCGGGGTTGGAAGCGAGCAAGGGGGTTGATGGTAACCACGGCTGGAACACTTGCTACAACTAAAGGAACTGCTTCCCTCCTCTTCGGGTTGTTCGATAGCGAAGATGAGGAGTCTGCTTTGAGGGCGATGCTCCCAGACTGGGCCGCAGGAAATAGCCTTTCCGTATTCAAGGATAGCGATGGTATATTTTACACGGTGGACTTAACTTACCTCAACCCATTTGCGATTATTCAAGACCCCATACTTAGGTCGATGGAAAATCTAATAGGAGGTAAGGGGGTTTACGAGACAATGAGTTCCCTTCTCGGACCAGAAGAAGGTCTCATTAAGCCTTACATGAAAAGCCAGATACTTGCTGGGGCAGTATACAGATATATCGTCAATGAAGATGAGTATGGTAATGATCAAGTCCTCGATGGTGAAGGACTATGGGGAGAGTTCAAGAAAACTGGGACGCTCCTCTCGGATGCATTCCTGCCAAGAACTGCCGGAGCTGTTGCCGATTCTTATCGAATTATGAACGGCGATAAAGTTGATAAGATGTTCGAAGGATCTGCTTGGGGTCCACTCCTTAAAGAAATTCTACCCATCAAACCATATCAGCTTGACCTAGACAAGGGGATGAAACGGTTTATGTCTAAACATAAATCCCAATACACTGCTAACAAACGGAGGATTGATAACCTTCTTACTGACGAGGGTAGTGTTCCTCTTGAGAAACTAGCAGATGCTTATGACGATATGGTCAACCTTGGCAAGAAGCAAAACTCAGACTACTACAAAGTAGTTAACGGCTTCATAGGATTGGGCATCCCAAAGAAAGACATCGAGAGGCAAGCCAAGGCAAAAGGATTTGGTTCACTACAACTCAAGATGAATAAGGCGGGATACATGATGCGGCCTTCCATCAACAAGGGGGCTATTGATAGAGCCAATCAATCTGACATAGGCAAAGCCAGAGTTAAATACTTAAAGCAGCACATACGGGAAAACTACACAAACAAACGAATCAGGATAAACTAATGAAGAAAGAAGAATTCAAACCACATAATATGTATAACCCCAAAACGGGGGAGGCAGTATTAGCTAAGACATACGAGCAACATCTCAAACTAAAGAAAATGAAATACGGACACAGCAAACCAGCCAAGAAGAAAACGGCTAAGAAGAAAGCAGCAAAAAAGAAAGCGGCCAAACCTAGCCGCACTTCCTTTGCTGATAATGTTGAGAAGCGTATGGGCTACTAGTCTTTGTGATCAGTAGATAACCTGTAATAAGTTTCAATCTCATCCAAGGGATCAGTCAGTGGATCTGGCTGCTCCCTTTTTTCTTGTTTCAACATTGCCTTACCTAAGATGGCGTAGTTAATGATGTCTTCGAAGGCATCGTCAACTGACTCATCGCTCACGCTCAATGCACCATCGTTCGTAAACGTCCGAATCCTTTGGATCTTATCCATTACACGCATCAGGATTCCAGTTACAGGATGCACACCAAGGTAAGTAGCAGATCGGAAATTAGCAAAGACATCCTCCGCTTCTTTCCCCCCTGTATAATCAGAGTTCTTACGCTCCATTATGCGGCGGCATTTGTTGCATGTATTCTCATGCATCTTGAGTAGTTCTTCCTGAGTCATGCTGCTAGTTCGGCTTGGGTTATTCTTGCTATGGCATCTCTGATTTCAAAGAAGACCAACTCGTCATGGTTACCTATCAGAGTTTGGAGTGTCCTTATAAAGATATCAACGTGCTTCGCTTGATGCCCTCGGACACATCGTATGCTTGCCGATGGGGAGAATGCAATGATAGACCACCCCGATGGGTTGTTTATGTGGTTGTCTCTCTTTGATTTGAGTGACAGTTTTATTTTCTCACCGTCGAAGTAATCTGATTCGAGCATCAGATCTGCGGTGAATGTGTTCGTGGGTTCATTCATAATGAGTAGTGTTCAGGATACAGGGTTCAGATTGGTGGATCGTTTTCATGTTGGCAAGCTTTCGATCAATAGCTTTCATTACGTATTCCTCAATGGAACCGTGGGATAACAGGACACGTTGAAGAGCATCGCTCTTCGCCCCGTTCCTGTGAATGCGCCCGATTACTTGAGCGAATTCTTTGGCGTTAAAACTGGGAGAGATCAAGGAGAGGCGGGGTCGATTGCCGTGAGTGTCGTGGAGAGAGATTCCTGTCCCCCCAGTGGCAGCGTTAATTACTAGGATGTTTATCTCATCGCGTTGGAATGCATCGATCAATTCATTACGCTTAGTTGGTGGGGTCGAGCCGTCAATATAATCACACCCAATCAGGGCAGATAGATCCCTAAGCGACTCACTGAAATTCAGAAAGACCACCACGTTATGTCCTTCCTCGACGGCATCCATTGCCATCGTCGATATGTCTTTGATCTTGAGCAACTCACACTCCTGCCTAGCTCGAAGGATCTTCACGATCATCGGATCGTCATCTTCTTCTTGGGCATTCATCAATCGTTCGGAGATCTTCCCGTCTTCAATGTAAGACTTCACATCCTCGGCAGACATATTCAACTCCTTGTATGCCTTGTTGATCTTGTTGTTCGCCGTGAATTCGATGGGGTCTACGAGGACTCGGTTGTCTTTAAAGGAGTCAGGGAAATCATCGACGGTCAGACCGTGGGTCGATGTCCCATACATTGCATTCCTCAACCAGTTCAGTGCGAACCTCGGGTCTCTCATTTCATACCCACCCCAATGCCCCTTACCACACTTCAGCATTGTCATCCATTTGAAATAGCTGGGCAGGTTCCCCCTCGAAACATCGTTCGAGTGGAGCTTCAACATATAACCCAAGGGTCTCATCTCCAATGGAGAATCACACGGGGTTCCACTCATACCATGCACTCGGACTCCCTGTTTCACCAAAGCAATCAGGAGGTTGGCGTTCATAGTCCACGGTCCTTTGAGTTTATGAATCTCATCGACAAGCATGAGTGTCTTGGGTGGGAGCTTCCAGTTGTATGTCTTCTTCCCTATCTTACTAACCCATTCACTCTTACCCGTCCTCAACTTCTCGACATTGAGGATGAACAGTGGATCAATACCCACTTCCTCAAGCTCTGACTTCCATGTTGGGAATACTGCCTTGGGGCATAGCACTGCAACGTGATCAATCTCGCCCTGCTCAAGTAGAGATAGAGCGACTTGAGAGCCGACCACAGTCTTACCAGTTCCCATCTGCGATGAATCAAGCGTGTTCCTACCGTCTTTAATAACAGACAAGAAGAAGTCAGCGGCTTTTCGCTGGGGTTCAAACAGAGTCTTCATGTCTCTTCCTGATCCAAGTTACTCCACACCACTCCATCCATGCTCCTGTCCCCTTGTTGAGGCACAGAGTGTATGGATCATCTTTAATCGGCTGGGATAATCTTTGCCTCACCTGATCATTAAACAAAATCCGCTGAAGCGGGGTGTGTTCACTCAAACGTGGCACTCTTCTTCTATTAATTATATTCATTATCATCTTCATCTTCTTCTATTCCTAGTTGGCTGGCTGCTGCCAGCGTTTCAATTACTTCAAGGCACTCTTTGAGAGTCGGGTTACCATCGATGTGGGTCCACTCACCCTCGCTCTGCTCCCAGATCCCCCACCTGTAATCAGATGGTGAAGATCCGAGGGGGATCAGTTCGGTAATGTCGAATGCTCCGAGGCGATGGATGTCCTCCACCCTGTAATGCGACCGACACATATCATGGACCTCGTAGAGTCCCTTAGTCAGTCGTCTTACCAGCATCTGGATTCATGTTTAAGGGTTCAAGGTTCACGATGCGCGTGATCTCACGATTCAGACTGTCGCGTTGGTTGCTCACGCGAGTGATCTTTTGATTTAAAAGAGCCACCTCATCATGGAGGAGTTGGACCCTTACTTGTTCTGCCTCGGTGAGGTGTTTAATTATATCATTCATGGTTCTTTTTTCTGAATTCACGGATAATCGTGTTGATTGAGTCTCGACCAAGATCAAATGATCGAGCGATGAGATCTCGGGGATACCCCATGTCGGCTAGTTCAGTAATCACTCGGTGGCGAGCATGGCTCGACTCGATTCGAGTCCTGAAAGTCCTCCCCTTCGGGGCCTTAGCCATCGCTGACATGATCCATTGAGGTGGTAGGTTAAACTCTTTTGCAGCCTCTTTGATGAGGCGGGTTGTATCCACCACGATACACTCCTGCATCATGGTGGGATTGTCTAACATCTCTTGTGTCATTTGTTTGGGTATTTTTGGTGGCACTCGGGGCATTTGTATGAAACGAATTTATCAGCTCGCGATACCTCATGGCATAGTGGGCAATACTTTAACTGACCGAACCCCATGTCCTCTTCCTCGACGGCGAACAGGTCATCGACGATTGACTGAAGGACCAGCTTCGTCTCCGCAGGAATGTCCTGCTCTGATATCTTGGAGCGGATCTCTTTCGCCGACAGGGTTCGCCCCCTTGGGATACGCTTTTCCGTACGCTCGGCGGGTTTCGAGATCCCATTCAAAAGCGATGCCATCTCAACGGAGTCCTCATGTTTGTGCCTCTTCTGTCGAAGCACGAAACGAGGGGGTAGGTTCGGGTGAGGGACCATCGACGCGAGATAATCTTTCTCGCCTATCTTTATCTCCCGTATGACGGGAACTTCTAGTTTAGTTGCCATGTATTTAGGTATTTAGTTGAAGCCCCAAGGTATCAGGGCTGGGTTGGTTGTCAATTCTTTCCACGTAAGCGTTTGGTTTCCTCGAACACTTGACTCGCATAGTCAACGAGGAGTAGGTAATCCCCATCGATCTGGTTCACAGGCCAGAGATTGAATCGCTTCATCACTTGATCATCGACGTAACAGGTCTGCTTCCACGGTGATAGATCAGCGGCTACCGCATCGGCGGCGATCTCTTCGATGATCGTAAGCCTCCGAATGTAATTTGCATACCGACTTAGGTCACCATCAAATGACGATCCAGATCGGAAGAGGAAGAGGACGAGCGCCCCCGCGATAAGCGGGGACACTACGATGAGCGTGATCATTATGATACGTGTTCGAGTTGAGCTTCAAGCGAGTGGATAATTTTCCAAATCCGATTCGTCTCCTTCTCGCACTCCTCCAACTCATGTTGAAGTATGGTCTCCTGCTTCTTCAAATATTTGAGGTCAGCATTGAGGTTCTCGATGATGTCATCAATACGAGACACGGCTGATTTCGCACTCACTTCCTGCACTCTTCCGGTTCTGAGAGCCTTCACTAGACTACTGTCGAGCGAAGAGACAGATGAGCGATTGACATCATCCTTCTGCACCCATCGATCACGGTGATACTTGCTCGGGAACGAGAAGTATTGAGGCTTGTCTGACATGACTGCAGTCAGAGAGCTATCGTGTCCATAGGCGTGACGTTTTCTTCTTTGTTTTTTCATTTGTTTATTTTGTTGGTTGGTAGTTGTTTCCTGATCCGCTTTGCAAAACGGTATTCTTTCTCGGCGACCATGTAGTCGGCGATGTCATTCGCCTTTCGTGCTTGCTGATCCACCGGAACAGTTCTCATGTGGCGCATACTCAAAGCTTGGGCAGCGAAGTAATCATGGAGGTCTATTCCTTTATGGCTTAATAGTTTCATTTGTTCTTTCATGTTTTAACTCAGGCTGATTCCTGATTGCTGCACCCTGTATCAGGGTTCAAGGTGCAGGGGTCAGGGTTCATAGTCTATCTTCCATCATTTCCCACAGGGTATCCGTGATCTGTTGGGAGGTTACGTGCGAATCGAATGATTCAATGTGGTTATGAAACTTGCCCGCTTGTTCAATCAAAAATGTGTGGATGATGTCTATCATGTCCCATTCAAGATCTTTCCTAATTGGAATGATGGGATCTTCACTCGCTCTATGGCAGGAGGTGCATAGGAATACAACGTCTAGCTGATGCTCCCTAGCGTAGCCAAGGTGGTGGTGTGCTTCGATCCTCATCTTAGAATTCCCGCATTGGGTGCAAGAGGTAGGTCTAGTAAGAACACCTTTCTTGATCGCTCGCCTGACGGCCTCGTGTGCGCTCTTCTTTTCGGGTGCCTTCTTGTAGGCGGCTCTCCTTCGGTCAGCGTAGACATCCTTCTTTTTATGGTAGTCCTTCCGCTGGGCCTTGCGTTTGCAAGGGCGGCATTGGGTTTGAAGCCCATCCTTTTTTTCGGCGTCTTTGTTGAATGAGTCCGGTGGCAACTCTTCATCGCAGCCAGTGCAGGTTTTAAGATTCATGGTTCAAGGTTCCTTTCTTTCTTTCTTTCTTTTACAGCAAGACAGTTAAACTCCATCGACCTTTGATCGTTCGGATCTCCCGCCTCTCCAGTCTCAACTAAGTCGATAGCCTCATCCTCCGAAGAGGCTTCAACTTCAAACTGCAAGCGGTTTGTCTCCTCCATTACAACTATGTAATTTTTAATCTTCATTTGGTATGGTTCAACGTCCTTTTTTAACCCATCAATGAACCTTGTAGCTTCATCAAGTGTAGTCAACAGAGTGCCGTCGCCGTTGTAGATATGTTCAAGGTCGTGAGTCTCAATGTAAGAGTGAAGGAGGGCTTCAAGTAATTTCTTTGTGTTCATGACGTCACCTTTTCAAAAATAATAGTTTCTTTGTGGTTAGCGTATCTCACAACCTCACCTTCCGTTACCCGCGCTTTATCGGATATGAGACGCACCATCGGAATTCCTAAGCCTTGGTGTAAGCTCGCAAGATAGGAGAAGTATTTCTCTTGCGTGATCACGGCGCTTTTAGTCTTCCCGTTTTTCTTGTGTGTAAATTTAATTTTCATTGTATTAGTTCCAATCGTTGCACGGTCTTTGAGATATGTAATAGAGAGCGTAAGGGTCCGCGAGTCGATACTCTTGGAGTGCTTCCCTCGCTTCTTTGCGACTGTCGAATGAGTCAACTGTCTCAAGATATCCGTCTCCTTTTCTTTGGATGTAGGTCATAGCGTTAGTTTGTTACCTTGGAAATGGTGGCCATACCGCCAAGATCAAGCGGGGTTTTTACCCATCGCCCTACGGATGCCCCATCGATGAAGGGGGTATCATCATAGTAATACCATTCCCCCTTTTTTTGGTGAACTCCTACGGGTCCGAAGCGGTTAAGTCGCTGCTTGGTCGTCACTGAATACCAGCCTCCCGTATTGTAGACGGTATCGCCACAAGGGGAGAAGACTATGATGTCAGTCAAGTGCAGCCGGATTGCGATGTCATCGCCTTGCCTTATGGCGTAGGTGTTATGTGCTATCTTTTTCGATGATTTGTTTCGACCTTGCAAAAGGTCGTTGAATTCTTGGAACGTGTTCATGTATTTAGTTTAGTTTAGTTTAGTTTTTACCAGAATTTACAGGCGTCTGAGAACCTCTTGGTTGAAACGCCATCCTCTCCCTTCGGGTGAACGGCGTGGATTGTTTTTGAGCGTTGCTTGACTTGGACAAATCGGGACTTTGCAGATTGGCCACATCGAATCCACTGTCCTTTTTGCAATCTAAGATTGCCTTTTTCGAGGGCATCGATCACGCCATCGGCCCACAAGTCTATTGTTTTTTGAAATTTCATGTATTCTTTTTACTTCTTGATTTATTTTATTCAATTCTTTTTTAGATCTTTTTCCAAGGATGAAAGTCTTCCCCATTCTCCAAGACAACCTTGTATCTCGAACTTTGTGGTCTGTCTTTATTGGCTCTTCGCTTTCCTTGTTTCTTGGCAAACCGCATAGCTCTTTCTATAGAGTGAAACTTGAACCCCTTTTTAACGTCTTCATAATATTCTAACTCCAATAGCACGTAACACGTTCGCCCCGCAGGCAATGGTTCATCCTCGAAACCGTTCGATAGATCTTGAAATGTGAATTCTGAAACGTCTCCACCTAATCCGAATGTGCCACCTAACGATGACATGTCATTGCTCCATGAGAAATAACATTCACCAACATCGAGGCATGGCCCGATTTCGGGATTGTCTTTTTCCCATTCTTGAATCGCTTCTAATTCGTCAGGTTCGAGCGTATCACTATCGCCATTTACTAGATAACAAGCGAAGCGTGAGGGGATTACATATTCTATCGTTTTCATTTCTTTATGCATTAATGTCTTGAATGTAGTATTGTGTAACACCGGCTAAGTAATTATGTAGGGCCATTATGTTTACTTCATGAGCTTGATATAAGGTTGCTTCCGCAAGCTCGGTTTGTTGGAAATCTCGCCAACTTTTTTCGTCGTTGCCAATTAAAATTAGGGCAGCTTCCTTTGAGATTTCGGAAGAATTAGGGAATGATATTGTTTTATTCATTGGTTTGGTTTGGTTTGGTTTGGTTTAAGAAATTACGGTTGAAAATTTATGTTGGTTAATCATAAGAGCAACTTGATTAGCCATGAAATTGAAATAGTTATCTACTATCTTTTCATTCTGTCGGTCGGTCATGTCATAGCGACAAGATCCGCAAGCTTCCGCCAGTTCTAAGATCTCCCAATATTCAAAAGGAATGTTTAAGGCTAACCCGCTCAACCATTGTTCGATGATATCAAGGGGGATAAGGATTATGTGACGCCCTAAAATTTCTTTCCCCGTTTCAGATTCCAAGCGGGATATTATGTAATCAATTCTCCCCGCGTCCGTGTCAGGCAATCCCCGCTCCGCTAATTCTTCCGCCTCGATAGTCGAGAGGATGAAATGACGGTAGTTTTTTCGGTATTTCGTCCAGTGCAAGGGTTCTATGTCTCTCTTGAAAGGCAGGTTTTCTGTGAGGTCGAAAATTCTTTGTGCTTCGTTTGTGTTTTTCATGGGTTTGGTTTGGTTTGGTTTGGTTTAATAATCGTAGTCAGATAAAGGGTTTCCTAGATCGTCACAATAATTTGACGGCGTGACACGTTGCCCGCTCAAATTAAAGACTTGGCCGCACTTACAGTAATTATCTAAGGGATCGCGAAGCTCTAACTTCGCCCCGCAATCGCATTGCCCTATCGCGGGCTCACGGTAGCGATTTATGTGGGTTTGAATTCCTAAATCTCTCACATCAAATTCACCTGTAAGGCAGCCCTGATAATTTTCTTTGGCTTCTGGTGATTTCAGAGTTGGTTTCTTTTCCGTATCAAGCTGGAAGGAGTAACCCGCCCCTTCACAATCGTTGCAACTGAATTCGTGCGAATAGGTTTTAATTTCAACTAACTTTCTTTGCTGTATTATTTTCATAGCTGAAAACCTTCGCTCAATGGTCAAAGGTTTGCAGCTATCAGCGCCCCCTGTCACGAGGCGCGATTTCCTTTTTAAGATTTCAAAGAACAAATTCAGCCGGTTAGAAACTCAACTGACGCCGTTTGGCGATAAAAAGAACATGAAATAAATGGGGATTAATTGGAAGACAAATATTCATTTATTTCACATTATTTTCAGACTATTTCAAAACCTCCATTTTAAGGGGTTTTTAATGCAAATTAATCGAGGATCGTTTTTGAGAGCTTCACTTTTCGCCCCTTATAGGACTAAGGAAAAGACCTTGAACACGCAACACAGGCCATCCTGACGCTACGATCTAAACCGTTGTAAATCAATGAGTTAGAGAGCTATTTCCTCGAAAGTTTTAGAATCGAAAGTAAAGATAAATCGAAACAATTTTGCACGATCCTTGCACCTTGCACCATTGCCCCCGCTCGAAGTGAGATTTTCCAGCGCCTTTTTTCCTAGTTAATTATACAGGATTCAAGGTGCAAGATTCACGAAACACGATTCGAGAAGTCGCGCCATTTCTCAGATTAGGGTTCAAGATCGGGAGAGCAGCAAGATCAGCCCGTGACCCTCGAAAATGATTCCGGCACCGTGCATTTTGATTCCTGATACTTGAATAATGAAAAAGGGATCATGGCTAATGGTTCACGATGCAAGGTCCGCGACTCAGGAGCGGTCACCGTTTGGCTCTTGGCCCTCAACCGATTACGCTTGTTTTTCGTTTGACACGCCACCCCCCTATACGGTGTTTTTTGTGAGGCACGATATATGTATATATGTGTCTACAGGAAAAAACTTGACTAAAACCCTGCACACACTTGAAATAGGGCGAAATATGGACAAAGCAGAGAGCTACTACGGCAGGAATCGGGATGCACGGAAGGATTACCAGCGTCAGTATTACCTAAACAACAAGGATCGGATAATGAGCAAGCGACGAGTGGAGGAGCTTGCCGACCCAGAAAAGTTCGAGCAGAGAAAAGACTATAACAAAAGTTACTACCTCAAGAACAAGGAGAGGATTCTCAAAAGGAGAGCAGAAGTATATGCAGCGAAAGTCGCTTCCCGCAGAAAATGAAATCAAAAGTATTTCTGTAGCTCATATTACCATTAGTAATTTACTATTGAAAAGTTGTAAATCTAGAATACTTTCAAAATGAACTTTCGCAAACCCCCCGCCAAAGATGGAGAGTAAGTTAAATGGGATAAGTAAGATATACTGCATCAACCTAGATCACCGGAAGGACAGATGGGCTTTCATGGAAGATCAATTTAGACAATGGGGTATAACCGATTACAACCGAGTATCTGCTCACGACGGGAAAAAAGACTTACGCTATCTCCTTGAAGGAGAAACCCCGCCAGACATGTCACCTTCTGAAATTGGTTGTGCAATTTCACATTTGGATGCTATCAAGCAGTTTTACGCTTCGGGAGAACCATATGCTGTGGTGATGGAAGATGACTGTGAGTTAGACTTAGTAAACTTTTGGGGCTTTTCTTGGGGGGATTTTTTCGAGAGGCTCCCCTATGATTGGGATGTGTGTCAGATTAGCGTAATATGCACTACTTGTGTCTACTACTACATCCACACAAGATTTATAAATGAGTATTCCACGGCGTGTTACCTTATAACTAGAAACCATGCAGAGAAACTGATAAGGCTACATTGCCCCGATGAAAAATTCAAATTAGACAATGGGGTATTGCCGAGGGCAGTTTCGGATCAATTAGTTTACAACTCAGGAAATACTTACACGATACCCCTCTTACTCTACAAAAATTCTTTTGGGTCTGAAATAAACCCTCAAAATGTTGATAGTCTCCATAGGGAGAATTACGAGAAGCAGCGTAATTATTGGGAAACACATGGTTTGAATAACACCATTGAGGATCTAATGCGCTTAAAATTTTATGGGCATGAAGCGCCAAAACTATGAAGGGGGTAAAACTATGAAGATAGCGATTGCTCAGTTATATACTCCCAATTACGACTCTTGGTCATCAACTGTAACCAACAATACCAAATCTTATTGCGACGCTAAGGCATATCAATTTTTTCACAAAAGGATTGAATATCCTAAAGACAGGCATCCCGCTTGGTATAGAATCCCTTTCATTCTTGATATTTTCGAGAAAGAAGATGTGGATTGGGTGTTTTGGTCTGACATCGACTCATTGATTATGAATCACTCTATTCGCATAGAGGATTTTATTAAAGGCGATAAGGATTTAATAATAGCGAGTCAGGGCTGTGGCGAATATTGCGGTGAACAGTGTCGGCACGTTTTGAACACTGGTCAGTTTTTTATAAAGAATACTGAATGGTCAATTGAACTCCTTAAACTGTGGTGGGAGTGGGGTGAAAAAAACCCAAAATATTTGTGGGATGTGTGGTGGGATAACGATGCAATGAATTACTTTTGGAAAAAAGACATCCTAGATTTCTCCACCAAAGTAGATGTCGAATACGTAACAAGTAAGTTCAACAGCTTTTACTATAATTACATTGAAGGCGACTTCATATGTCACTTCTCAGGCAACTTATCTTCAGAAATCAGAGAGGAACTAATTAAGGAATACGCACAAAAATTGAATTGAAACACCGCTCAAACCCACGTTATTGACTGCCCCGCTAGAAATGGTATTCTCCCGCTATGCCATCAGAGGAGAGCTTAAAAAATAAACTGCTTACATCTAAGCAGATGATTTCTCTGATTGGTAAAAAAGCATTTAACGACAGAGAAGTATCAGGCCCATACAAAACAAACGCCGCTGAGTTCATTAAAGGGTATTACGGGGGAGAGGAACAACTTAGAAAAGAATTAGCTGCCGCTAAGGGTTACGGCAAGGGTGAGATGAGGAGCCGCCCATACAAATCTCGCAATGCCGCAGTGCGAAGGGAAGATTTCCTACAAGAAAAAAACTTTGGGCAGCGGATGTTCCAAGATGTGCCTGTTTACGTAAACCCTAACTACGGGGCTAGTTATAATATAAAAGATGAGACTGTGAACGTAGGTGGCCCCCGTGCTGTAAAGATTGGTTTACACAATGCGGATCTCGCGTTGGATCAGACCACGAAAGAAGGTATCAATCAAATTGAAGCAGATAGGTTACAAGACAGATACATTGACAACCTAATATTAAACGAGTTCACAAATTTTGGGGGCTTCGTCGGCCTTGAAGATAAGGATCTTCAAATAGACCGAGATGACGACTCAGCTATGAAGAAACGAGCGGGTGAAATAAAAGATGATGTGACTAGGACTTCGCTCGAACATGAGTTAGGGCATAAAGTATATCGCGCTCAAGAATTTGAGCCAAAGGCTGACACCGTATATAAAAGTTTTAAGCACACACTCAAGGATGACTCTCCTTCACGGAAACCCACGGCTTATCCCCCACGTAGTGGTGATATAAAAAAAAGCTACTTTGACGATAGAGATGAGTTGTTTCAAGCATTGGGGAAGTTTCAGCGAGAACACTTTAAAGAAACGGGGAAAAGACTCACGCAGCCTGACCAGCTTTACAAACTAATTAAGTCAGACGAAAATTTCGATTACTTATCTAAAGAAGGAAGCCGCCTGATAAACTACCTCCGCAAACAATCGAAGGGAAATAATAGCGAACAACGTCTAAAGTTCTTCAGTGAACTCGCCCCAATGTTTGTTGAGAAAGAAGATTCTTTCCAAGAAGCTATAAACAAAAGAATGTCATAATCCAATGTCGAACGCTAAGTTACGCAAAAGCTTACTAAAACGAGCAGGGGTTTCCGGTATGGGCAAAGCAAAGCGCACACCCAGCCATAAAACTAAATCCCATGTTGTAGTCGCTAACTGCAATGGCAAACCTAAGTTAATCAGGTTCGGGGAACAGGGTGCAAAGACTAATCAGAGTGCCAAGCAGCGAAAAGCGTTTAAGAGCAGGCATCGCAAGAACATAGCAAAAGGTCCATGCTCCGCAGCTTACTGGGCAAACAAAGTAAAGTGGTAAGGGAATATGTTATACAAATTAATATCCGATTTAATCAAGGCTCTTCAAGAAGCTTTAAAAGAGCTTGACGAATTTGGTGAGTCTAAACCAACCGTTAAGAAAGATCCATCGGTTACTTCATCAGTCTCTGTTACTTCAAGTGTATTTGTCACCCCTGCCGTTTCCGTCACATCAAGTGTGGCATCAAGTGTGGCATCAAGTGTGACATCAAGTGTAACATCAAGTGTGACATCAAGTGTGACATCAAGTGTGACATCAAGTGTGACATCAAGTGTGACATCAAGTGTGACATCAAGTTTCTCCACAAATAATTACACACCTTGGCCCCGCTTCAAGTATCTAGGAGGAGAGTTCAAGGGGAACCTAACAAAGACGCGAACAATGGCTCTAAGTGATGATGGAACGATCCACTCATTGGGGTATAAATCCGATGTATATATTAAAACAAATACTGCCGAAGACAGTATCGAAAGACAGGATACAGGCTACAAAGGTTTCATTGGAAATGTAGAAGCGTCAGACGGTTACACTTATTTCTTACCCGCCTACGCAAGTTCGATAGCACGACTAGGTAGAAAGACAGGTTCAATTTCTGTAGATAAGAAATTTAGGATGAGTCCTCAAGTTAGGTCGGGGGCAGAAGGGACCAACGGAATAATCTACATGCCATCATATACAAAGACGCTTCAGATTTACACCTACGATACAAAGACAGAAGAAGTGTCCTCATTCAGACCGCCAAAACCAAAGAGGTTTACAATGTTTAATCATATCTGGGGAGCGGCTTCCGATAAGAAAGGAGAGGTTTATATGCCACCCGCACTTGGAACGAGTGTTGCAAAGATTGATAAAAATGGCGTATTTAAATATTTAGATGGGCCACCAGTCACGTCAGGGGTTTCCGGCTTTTCAGTAAAGTATGTTGGGGCCACTTATGTTGAGTCAGTTGATAAGATTTTCTGCTTACCCCGCCAAGGTAAAAAGTTCCTAGTAATAAACTGTTCAGACGACTCTTATCGAGAAGTAGGACTACCTAAAGAATACTTATCTGTCGCCAATAAGAACAAAAACTTTCACGGCTACCTCGGGCCTGATGGTTGGCTATATAGTGCTTTCTGGGCAGATACGAAATGCTTCCGAATAAACCCCGCCACGCTCGAGATTCAGTGGAAAGATTACGAGTATGAGTTTATGGATGGTAAGCTCACAGTTGAAGAAGGTTCTGGTATAATGAGCCTCGGAACAGGATACTCGACGGCGGCAGTGGTTAAGGACAACAGTGCTTATTTGGGGTTAGCAGGAACATCAAGAGCAATAAAACTTGAGTTTGAATGAAGAAAAAGAAATCTACAGTAAACAGTGCGGGTAACTATACTAAGCCCACAATGCGTAAAAGATTGTTTGAGCGCATTAAAGCAGGTTCTAAAGGCGGTCCCGCTGGTGTATGGTCTGCGAGAAAAGCCCAGATGCTCGCGCGGGAATACAAAGCTAAAGGGGGAGGATACAAGTAATGCCGAAGAAGAAATCACAAAAAGACTTAGATAAGTGGACTAAAGAAGATTGGGGGTCAGACTCTAAGGGCGGTCGCTACTTACCAAAAAAAGCACGGAATAAACTAACTTCCGCGCAAAAAGCTGCGGGGAACCGTAAAAAAAGAAAGGCTACGGCATCGGGGAAAAAGCGAGCAAGCTACACCGAAGCAGAGAGAAAGGCTTTCCTGAGAGCGACTAGCCGGAAGAGGGCTAAAAAAAGTAAGAAGAAAAAATAACTTAACAGTTGTAATTTATTACTGTTAAGCTAGGGTCGGGCATGTCTTCAGATTATGTCATCCCCGTGGGGTTCCGAAATATACCCAAAGCAGATAATAGATATGTTGTTGCGGGCAATGGTCAGGTCTTTAATTTAAAGACAAAGAAGCCATTAAAACCACAATGGACTGGTTATAGGTCTTACGTAACTGTTAAAGATCCTGAAGGGCGGCAGTTTAGGTTTGACCCAGATAAAATAGATGATCCCCAATACAAACCATTTACTAAAGACTGGGTTCTCAACGTGGATAAAGCAAAGATAATCCCTGAATATCCCGATTACGCTGTATCACATTACGGTGCAATTTACCGGATAAATCCGAGGGCAAAGGGTCCAAGAGCGGGGGAGGTGTATATGGTTAAGGAACACACTAGGAAAGGGTTCCCCTATGCTATATTGAGGTTAGAAAACGGAAAAAGAAAACCCGTTCGGTCAGACTTGCTAACGGAACGGGTTTGGGGTGATGAGTCTACTCTTAGTTAGTCTTGTGCTTCGGCAATAACTTCCACCTCTTCAAGAACTGGGAGTTCCTCGTATTTGGGGGGTCTAGCGATAACATCAAGCCCGACACACACTTTCGGTGGGATTGGACGCAAATTAATAACCGCTCGAACATCTTCAGCGGGGTCCGTGAACGGGATAGGTAGACTACCCGTCACACCAGTCGAGGCGCAAGAGACACTAAACAAGATACAGGCTACGACGGCTAATAATTCGATTACACGTTTCATACCCCTCAACGATATTAAACACGATTTTCATGTCAACTTCTAAACCATTGACTAGTTAAAAATAACAAAGTAATCTAGAACGACAATGGCTACAGATTATCCTTTAGAAATTGACGGATTAGAACTCGATGCTCTGACGGAAAAAGGTAAACCCGTTGAAACACGACTCAAAGATGTTAAGTGCGCTATATCTATTTTTAACACGCTTGCGAAAGCAGATGAAAAGTCGGCGGTCAACAGAGCCAGAATCGACGCGATGTTCGACGGCTCGGCCCCTTATAATCAGGGAAGTCTCGCGACGAGTGGCCAACCGCTCAAAACGAACTTAAATTTCGGAGAAGCTCAACGCTTACTAGACATCGCACTATCTGCATATGTCGATCTCTATTCGAGTCTAGAATCACTCGTTGAGGTTAAAGGGACTATGGGGGAGCGTAGTGAGATGGAGCCGATGGAAAGCATCGTATCTGATGAGCTTACACATTTGATCCGATCATGGCCTGAATTCCACAGCGCATATCTAAGATTATGCACCACATTTATTAAGCATGGGGTTTCCATCGCTTACTTTGACACGCCTGAAGACTGGAAGTTTCGCGTTGGTGGGTTCAGTGATATCTTGATCCCTAGACAAACCGCTGCATCTGAATCCTGTATCGATGTATCTGTGGGACGAAGGAGTTACCTGTTGCATGAGTTATATGCATTCATCAAGAATCCTGAAGCAGCGGCTAAGATTGGTTGGGATGTGGAGGAGGTTAAGCGGGTCATTTCTAAGAATGCCACGACTAAGGGTAGGAATCGGAGTAGCAACTTAGAGAACTTTGAGATTCTTCAGCAGGAGATGAAGAACAACGACATTTATCAGGGGATTCAGAACCCTACTGTTGCGGTGTTGCATTACTGGGTGAAGGAGATGGATGGGTCGGTGAGTCACTACATGTGTGCAGAGGACAGCCCCAAAGAATTTTTGTATAAGAAAGTGTCTCGCTATGATAATGCGGAGCAAGCGTATGTGATGTTTACGTATGGTGTGGGATCGAACGGGACGTATCATTCGATTCGTGGTTTGGGGCAGAGGATTTTTGCACATGTTCAGACTAGTAACAGGTTGCGTTGTCAGCAGATTGATGGGGCTATGTTGGCATCGGCGGTGATGATTCAGCCTGAGAACCAGCGTTCGTTGGATGAGTTACAGTTTACATACTATGGTGCGTATGCGGTGATGAGTCCGAATGTTAAGATCGTTGAGAAGGCGATCCCTAACTTGGGGACTGCGGTGCAGCCAGCGTTGCAAGATTTGACGCAGCAGTTGCAGTTGAACACTGATACGGTTAGCACGTATGGAGCGAATCAGAGTTCACCATACAGGAATCAGATGCAGGTTGTATCTGATATGGATGTAACGACTCGTTTGTCTGGTGCATCCTTGAACCTGTTTTATGCATCGTGGACAAGGTTACTGCGGGAAGTGGTTCGTCGGGTGGTTACGACCAAGAAGCGTGATGGGTCGATTAAAGATTTCTTTGAGCGTTGTGCGAAGCGTGGGGTTCCTGAGCAGTTTATCAAGACCTTGGATGTGAGTCGGACGAAGGCGGTTCGCTCGATTGGTAATGGTTCGCATGCTAACCGTATGGTGGCCCTGAAAGAGCTACAGGGGATCAGTGGGCAGTTTGATGAGGTTGGACGTAAGAACTTGACTAGGGACATTGTATCGACCCGTGTGGGCCATGATTTGGCTAACAGGTATATTGCGCCTGACGTAGAGAAGCGTCCTACGGTAGATGTTAAGATTGCCTACTTCGAGAACCAGCAATTGCAGCAGGGTCAGAACGTCCCTGTAATCGCGAGTGAGCTACATGGGACACATTTGGAGGTTCATGTTCCGGCATTGGATCAAATCATTCAGGCGATCAATGAGGGCCAAGCAGACCCAATTCAGGTGTTGCCTATCTTACAGGCATTCTACCAGCACATTAGTGACACTGCCCAGTTAGCTGCGGGCGACCCCGCCCTTCAAGGGATGGTGGGAGATGCCAAGCAAGTGTTGCAATATGCTGAAGAAGCGATCAACAACACGATGAAAGCTGTGCAGAAGATCCAGCGTGATCAAGCGATGCAGCAAGGTGGTGATCAAGGAGCGCAGCAAGCTGAACAAGATTCTAAAGTGCAGGAGCATCAGGTTAAGATGCAGATCGCGCAGGAGAAAGCTGAGTTGGACATGGCTATCAAGCAGAAAAAACATGAACAAGAAATGGCTATACGTGACGCCAAAGCTGCTCTAGAGTTCCGGCAGAACTCATAAGTAATGCCGAAACATCCGACCCCACCGATACCTATTGACCGCTGGTTTAACGACTTAGCTGCCGTTGAGGAACTGAGAAACCTACTCAACTCAGATAGTTTTAGACAAGCGACCGCTATTTTGAAGGAAGTTGCTGGCCCATCGTATGGGAATTTGCAATCAATTGAGGACAATTCGCAGCGCCTTGCTTGGTATGCAGGGTATCGTGATGCATTTAATGATCTTCAGAAGTTGACAAAATTACCTGAAACAATCAAAAACAATGCAACAACTCTTAACGAGTGGACCCACATAGAATAATATGAGTGAAGAAATTGAAGTAGCTGACCCAGTAGAAGCGTTGCCAGAAGCAGAAGCCCAGTTAGATTTTGGATCTGCACTTGATGCGGCCTTTGCCCGATTGGAAAACCCAGAGCCAGAGCCAGATCCAGAGCCAGAGCCAGAACCCGCCGAAGAAGAGGTAGCAGAGGTAGAAGCGGAAGCTGAAGAGGTCACAGAAGAAGCGACCGAAGAGTCTACAGAAACTGAGCCAGAAGCCAAGGAAGAAAGTTTTGATCCTACAGATGACCTAAATGAGGACATTGGAGATGACTGGACTCCTAAAGCTGCGTCTCGATTCAAGCAATTGAAGAGTGAACTTAAATCTGCAACAGATGAGCTTGAAGCGTTACGTCAACAGGCATCAGAAAGTGATGTCAAAGTAAAAGAACTTTCTGGTGAAGTTGCCGGAACGGACATTGAAGAACTGCAAGAGAAGTTAGCAGAATATGAGCGCGAAAAAATGTTCACTGATCTTGAAGATACACAAGTGTATAAAGACGCGATTACTAAACCTTTAGATAAACTTATCGATAATACTAGAGAGATTGCGGAAAAGTATGAAGTTCCTGCGGATGACCTAGTGGAAGCCCTTGCTATTCAGGATGCTGGGGAGCAGGACGCTAGATTGACTGAGCTTTTGGTGGATGCGACGGATAGAGATAAGGCGCGGATCTATCGAATGATTGAAGACCTGAGCCCTATTCTTCAGAGGAGAGAAGCAATGATGGAGAATGCATCTCAAGCATTGAGTGAAGCTAACTTAGCAAAAGAACAACAAGAGGAAGCAGAGTTGGCAGAAAGAGCCAAAGAAAGAAACAATGCAGCAAAGAATGTCGTAGCGAGGGTCCAGAAAAAACTTCCATTCTTGAGTGGGATTGATGGGTTGGACATGGGAGCTATTCAAGCTAAAGCAGCCGAAGTAGATCCCAGTGTAATCCACCCTGTGGACTACACATATAATTCTGTTAGCGCACAGATTTTACCTTCTATTGTAAGGGAGTATATGGGAATGCGAAAGGAGAATGAAATTCTGACAGACCGTCTTGCTGAGTTCGAGGGAGCAGAGCCTAAAATGTCTGGATCAGCACCATCATCTTCCGCAAAAGGAGATAACCTGTCATTCACTGATCGTATTGAAGCAGCGTTCGCTGGACAATAATCTAGGTGTTGACATATAACTTAGGTTAAATTATTCTACGCCTAAGTTCTAACTTGGTTGCTCTAGCCACATAAATAGTTCTAATGAGTTGGTCTTAAAAGATTGAGCTACGACTCGTCGAACCCGCATAGGTTGCTCTAACCTTTAACTAGTTCTAAGTGCGGTTTACAGATACTAAAACAATTGTGTCCCTCACGACGAGGAGGCATTTCTATTAACACCCTTACTTATTATTTATTATGAGAGACCCACATGCAAACGACTTCCTTGGAGGAAGCGCAAACGCAATTAACACAATCCTCACCGAGGAAGCAAACCGAATTGGAGCAGATGTCCATCAGCGTATGATGCACACCTCTCCTTGGATTGACCTTGTTAAGAAATCAACTTTCCCAGAAGGAATGGGATATCAACTTACCACTTTGATCTATGATCGTTCAGTCCCTACGACTGATGAAGAAGGAACCGCGCAAGGAGTCCGATGGGATTCCGTAGGTGGTCTCAACACTGCCGCAAATGCATTTGGCGTTTCTCAGACCGATCAGCAACTTACAGACGCTGCCGATCAAGTTCAGGGACCAAATGGTCCGGGTAACGATGCAGGAGCAGCCGGATTGGCGACTTCTGGAGATCGTCGTAACTTCGTTAACTTCAGTAAGCAACTCAAGGCGTATAGTATTGAGCGTTCAATTGTCGAGTCACCACGCATCAGCGTTGATGACCTTCGTTACGCAGCACACCGCCAAGAGCAACTTCGCGCTGTTATTGACACGTTGTCTGAAGCTACCCGTCATATTTGGGAGCAGCGTTATCGTGATGAGTTTGACCGTCTTGCAGGAACTTTTGTTGTTTGTAAAACAACTTCTTCGTCGTTTAGCACCACTGTTAACAGTAAGCCTGTTGAAGGTCAAGATACCGCAACAATTGGAGGATTTAACACTGGTCCTGCTGATGCTGGAACCGAGTCCTCAATTAATGCAAACATCTCGAACGCTCTTCTCGACAAGATCTACTTCCAGTTGATCCGCAAAGGAGCTTCTCAAGGTGCTTACGGTCGTGAAAACGGTCGCCCAGTGTTTGGACTTGTTTGCTCTTCGGAAGCATCTAATCAGCTTGTTACTGAGTCTGAAGTGTTCCGCGACAACCTCCGTTATAACAACGCACGGGTTGGAGAACTAGTTGCCCCACTTGGTGTTGAGCGTTCATACCGTGGTTTCTACCACTTGGTTGATGACCTTGCCCCACGCTTCAAAGACGCAGCGGGTGGTGCTGGACTCCTTGAGCGTGTCGAGCCTTACAAAGTTGTCAAAGGAGTTACTTCAGTAGATGGTGACTATGATAGCGCACCTTACGAGGTAGCTTACGTTATCCACCCTGAAGTAATGGAGTCTCAGATTCCTGCTCCATTCAGTGGTTCTAACGGTTTGACATTCAACCCAGTTAATTACTCTGGTGATTTCAAGTGGAGTAACATCCTCAGCGAAACAACTAACCCAGACGGAACCGTAGGTTTCTTCCGTGGTGTTCTTGCAGCCGCTTCGAAGCCAATTAAAACTGACTTCGGTTATGTCGTCATCTTCAAGCGCGATGCAGCAGCAGCCGATGTCGCTAAAGTTTAATTGACATACACGTAACAATAACCAGCGGGGGTGGGGAATAAAAATCCTTCACCCCCGCTTTACTTTATAAACAAATGATGGAGAAAGAACAACTAGAGGAAAAGATTGCAGAAACTCAATCGATTCTTGATAGCTTAAAAGCTGAATTAGGATCATCAGAAGAACCTGCGCCAGAGGAAGACCCGTCATTTTCTGACATGGTTGAATCACGAATGTCGCCAGAGGAAGAGGAATCAGAAGCCCCAATGCTTGAAGAAGCGATGGAAGAGTCTACTGAAGAACCTGACTTAGATATGGAGAGCTTGTATCAAATTGTTTACGATGAAACATTTGATCCTAGTTCAGGTAAGAGCGAAGCAAAGCTAATGGCAATCAAAGAAGCACTTGATAAAGATCCTTCGATGGTTGAAATGGCTGTAAAAGAACCTGAAAAATTCGCCTTGTATATGTATGGTAGAAATTCTACCGTCCGATAATTAGAGTAGTAGGTTACTCATAGCATAAAAGATCCTGCGGCACATTGCTTCAGGGTCTTTTTATGCTCGTGTATCTTCTATTTTTTAGATTGTTCCTGCCTTAAACTAAGTCCCAACTCAGACTGGAAAGAGTATATACCGTAGTGTGTTAGTGACGCTTCCGTATCTACCCACATAGTCCCACCCATTTCTTCCCATTTCTTGCAGAATGAGATGTCTTCTCCAAGTGCGCCTAGTTTTTCATGTGTAATACAATCGAAGTAAGATGGATAATTTAGATCTTCCACTACTGCACCATTTTTAATTTGGGTCATTCTAGTAGCTGAGTCGGGGTATGCCTCGTCTAATTTAGTGAAGACCTCACGATCAATCATCATAAAACCAGTTGGGCCGGATAAAGCTTCAACAAAACCGTCGGATTGAATTACCTTATTGTCGGGATCTTTAAATTTTAATACAAACTTAGATTTTTCTGGACCAGTTATATTCTTGGTTATGTAAGGTGCGAAGGCAATATCTTCATCTCGTCTAAGAAGACGCCAAAAATCATTTGGTTCAAAGCCAATATCTGCGTCAACGAACAACAGTTTTGTGTATGGCCCATTAAGGAAGTGTTTAACACAGTCATTCCTTGCGTGGCTTATCATGGCACTTCCTGAGTGTAAGTGAATAGCCAAGCTAAAACTAATATCTTTTGGTGGGGTTGTGGATAATATTTTGATTAAACTGTTCGTGTAGTTAACGAATGTTTGATAACCAAATGCTGGGGTTGCTAGGAATACATTGTGATGTTTGGGTTCAGCCATGCCCGAAATATAGTGGGGGAACTTTTCAAGTCAACACCGATGCTGTTAAATACACAGGCTTGTAATGGGGTTCACTTCAAGGTATATTTCAGGGATGCCAACTTCAATAAATGGGAATGTGAGGCTTACGTATGGTAACCACAATCATAATGAGAATTTTACGAGTAAATCAAGTGGCTATTCCAGAACTAATACTACATCACAATATGCTGCTGGAGGCGCGAGAGCAGTATATGCTGCGGCATCTGTTGATACGGGAACGATGGGATCTAACGATCCTCAAGGATTGTTGATGATCAAGAATGTTAACACATCTGGTTCCTTGTTCGTGAGTCTTGATGGGGGTAGCAACTGGGACATTAAGATTCCAGCAGGTTTTGTAAATTTGATTTCATTGGGGGCTGACTCCAGTAACATCGTTAAAGTCAAGACTGGTGTATCTTCTCAGACTAGTTTGGGAGTGGCATCAGTAACAGCAGCGGGGGTAATAACTTTTGATGCGGCGGTGACTACTGCGGGAACATATTTGATGACTCCTACGGCATCGCCCAATCATTCTTCAAGCGGAGATATATACATTCTTAAAACCACGACAGATGGTGCGACGACAGGAACCGTCTATGACTTGGATGGCGAAACGAAGAAGGATTTGGCCACAGGAACCGTGTTCAGCTCATCCACTGTAGTTGAGTTGGTAAGCATTGTTGACTATAGATACACCTTAACTGAACAGTAATAATGGCTAATATACAATTACAGAGGGGGCAAAATCAACAGATTGATGTTACATACAAACTAGCTGGAGAATCTAATGCTTTAGATTTGAGTGCATCTGGGGCATTTGACGCTGAATTAGTGATTCGCAAAAAACGTGGGGACAGTTTCATGGGCCAGATAATTGATGTCCTGCGACACGGAGCTACTACTCCTGCATCATCGGAATCCGATGGTCGGATTGGTTTTTCTTATACGGCAGCGGGACCAAACATCCAATTAACATGGTCAACTGCTCAAGCATCTTTATTACCCAACGAAGATGTCACTGTGTATGGGGACTTAAAAATTTTCACACTTGATGATGCGGGTGCGAGGGAGGAAACAGCCCACCACATAAGATTAACCTTTGATATTAAGACCGAAATAACTTCATAAAATGGCTAACGAAACAGTAACTATAGTTCAGTCACCGAATACTGTGACTGTTACATCAGCGAACCCAGCAGCATCTTTTGGTGGTGGTGGGTCAATTAACGGGAGTCTGGACATTTCTCAGAACCTAGATGTAGACGGTTCGTTAGAAACAGATGCCTTAACCATTAATGGTGTTCCCTTATTGGAGGCAATTCAGGATGCCGTGGGTGGTATGGTCACTGGGAACACTGAAACAGGGATCACGGTTACGTATCAGGATTCAGATGGGACTTTAGATTTCGCAGTATCTGCTACAGGGGATGAGCAGGTGCAAGATTCAGTAGGTTCAATGCTTTCAGGAAATACTGAAACTGGCATAACTGTGACGTATGATGATGCTGCAAATAAAATTAATTTTATTGTATCCGCACAAACCGACGAAAACTTTACTACTGCCCTTAAAGAAAAACTTGAGTCGTTTGCAGTAAGCGAGATTGAAGCGAACACAGCTAAGACTGGAATTACTTCTGGGCAAGCTAGTGCGATTACCGCGAACACAGCTAAAGTTGGGATTACGACAAGTCAAGCTGATGCGATCACAGCGAACACAGCTAAGGTCGGGATTACGACAAGCCAAGCTGATGCGATTACAGCGAACACAGCTAAGACTGGAATTACTTCTGGGCAAGCTAGTGCGATTACCGCGAACACAGCTAAGGTTGGGATTACGACAAGCCAAGCTGATGCGATCACAGCGAACACAGCTAAGACTGGAATTACTTCTGGGCAAGCTAGTGCGATTACCGCGAACACACTCAAGACCGGAATCACTACTGGACAAGCTAGTGAGATTTCAGCGAACACACTCAAGACCGGAATCACATCTGCTCAAGCTAGTGCGATCACCGCGAACACAGCTAAGGTCGGGATTACGACAAGCCAAGCTGATGCGATTACAGCGAACACAGCTAAGGTTGGGATTACAGCAAGCCAGTCTAGTGCGATTGCCACGAACACTAGTAACATCACGGCAATTCTGGACTCCGCAGATGCAGACAAAGATTCTTTCGCTGAAATTGTAACTTTAATTAACTCCGTTGATACTACTAATGACGATGCATTTGGTGCGTATGTAACATCTAATAACTCGGCAGTAGCGTTGAACACAGCTAAGGTCGGGATTACGACAAGCCAAGCTGATGCGATTACAGCGAACACAGCTAAGACCGGAATCACATCTGCTCAAGCTAGTGCGATTTCCGCGAACACAGCTAAGGTTGGAATTACAACAAGCCAAGCGGATGCGATTACAGCGAACACAGCTAAGGTTGGGATTACAGCAAGCCAGTCTAGTGCGATTGCCACGAACACACTTAAGACCGGAATTACTTCTGGGCAAGCTGACGCTATTGTAGTTAACACAGCTAAGGTTGGGATCACGTCAAGTCAAGCTGATGCGATTACAGCTAACACAGCTAAGACCGGAATTACTTCTGCTCAAGCTAGTGAGATTTCCGCGAACACACTTAAGACCGGAATCACATCTGCTCAAGCTAGTGCGATTACCGCGAACACAGCTAAGGTCGGGATTACGACAAGCCAAGCTGATGCGATTACAGCTAACACAGCTAAGACCGGAATCACTTCTGCTCAAGCTAGTGCGATTTCTGCTAACACAGCTAAGGTTGGAATTACAACAAGCCAAGCTAGTGCCATTTCCGCTAACACAGCTAAGACCGGAATTACTACTGAGCAAGCTGACGCTATTGTAGCAAACACAGCTAAGACCGGAATTACTTCTGCTCAAGCTAGTGCGATTTCTGCTAACACAGCTAAGGTCGGAATTACGACAAGCCAAGCTAGTGCCATTTCAGCTAACACAGCAAAGACCGGAATTACTTCTGGGCAAGCTGACGCTATTGTAGCTAACACAGCTAAGACCGGAATCACTTCTGCTCAAGCTAGTGCGATTTCTGCTAACAC